TCTTTGACCGCCTTTGTGATTCAAAAGGCCTTCATAAATTGCTGTGGGATATGCATTTGGAGCACTTGGCTGAGCAACTACATCTACAGTGACAATTTCAAAGTCACTGACATGTCCATTAGCGTCGTTTACATTACCTGATCCGCGACTGCTAACACCTAATTTAACACCAGATTGCAACATGGTTTTAACCAGTTCGCCCATCGGTGTAGGTAGTATCTTTAATGTACCCATTCCAGCAGGACCGTCCATCCACATTTTTTCAATCATGTGACTTACACGATCCAAATTAATTTTCAAGTCATCTGGATGATCGACTTCGCCCAGTACCGAATGACCAGTTCTAATTTGTTCGTTGATAGTGTCTACTGCATTGGCTATTTCACTTACAGGATATACTCGCTCGTTTGCGTTTCTAACGCCGCCCTCAATGCAGATACCTTTTAACTTCATGGTTTTCTGACCAGAGCCATCCATGGCTTCCTCAAGCAAGACTTCCGCCTGTGCTTGAGTAAAGCTTAGATGTTCTTGTAGATATCGAGCCATATCTGTAATTAAGCCTTAGGAAATGGAGTTTTTGTATTCACACCACTGGCTTGTGTTGTAACTGGCTTTGGAGCTGCTGACATGGTTTTGTTGCCACCTACGCTGTTTTGCACTTTACCGATCAACTCACCAGCTTTAGGAGCAGGACGGCCTTGGGCTGTGTCACCAGTCATTTTTACAGGACTTGCTACAGCACCTTTGGCGCCACTGTTGTCAGCGTATGTGCTTTTGGTGTTGGTACCAGCTGGCTCAGACGTTACAGGAGCAGGAGCTTTGGCCAAGTTAATAGCTTCCATCATACCCATTTCTTCGTCAGTAAATTCAGCTGTGTCTGTGTCGTCCATTTCTAAAGCGTCGCCGCCGTCTATGTCGGATACAGAGTCACCACCTTCGTTGCCCATTAGGCTTTCAAATTCAGCCATGAGTTCGTCGAGTTTGTCTTCCAAATCAACCACGCGGTCTTCAATATCAGCACCGTCGTCATGATCTTTTTCCATGTCGTGTGTCAAGTCTTCGCCGTCTTCTTCAGCAGCGTCGTCAAATTCAACGTCAGACTCTTCGTCACCTTCTTCCATCATGCCTTGCTCTTCGGCTTCTACGTCGTCGATCAAGTCGTCACTGGCGTCGCCGCCCATGTCTTCGTGCATTTCGTCGTATTCAATGTCTTTGGCAACTTTTTTGCCAGCTTTTTCAGCATGATCGTCGCGCTCAGCGTCAGACTCTTCGTCTAACTCTTCTACTTCCTCATCCATTAAATTTTCATAAATTTCACGGGATTTTTCTACCACGATGTCGTGGAAAAGCTCTTTGGCTTTGGCTTCTTCATCATTGATCACGTATTCAATCAATTGTTCAAATTTCGATGTCATAATTTCTCCTTAAGGTATGGCTCGTAAACTATTTACTACAGCTCTGTAATACTGGTGTATTATGTGGAGAAAACTGGGTGTTTTTGACTGTAATTATGTAATAATTATTACGATTACATTACAGGTGCAGCCGGAGCAGGTGCGTACTGCCGTTTGACTTTTTTGAGTTTTTCTTTAAATTCCCAACTTCTAACATCTTGCATTTGACGCAATTTATTGAGTTGGCGCAAGGTCAGGCGTGTTTTACGTAGATTATGCAGTTGAGGTTGGCTATTGTCCTGGCTGAGGTCTTGATATGCTTCGGGTTCGCGAGAATAAATTTCATTTAGGATCATGCTGTATTTATACTCCTGGAACTCCGCCAGTTGGTGCCGGTGCAGGACCGGGTGCAGTGGTTGGAGCGCCGGGCATGCCGCCTTCGGGCGCTTCAACACCTACTTCTCCGCCGGCTAGTTCTTCTCCGGTTGCAATATCGCTTTCTAGGCCGGCAGGTGTAATACCAACGCTGCGTAGGTCTTGACCTTGTGTGGTGGTCAATTCTGGGTCGTCGCGCTCTTCGGCCCAGAGTGTTTCGTTTTCTACAATCTCTTCTTCGGTCAAGCCCAGGTAGCGTTTCATCATAAAACGCTTGCTCATGTAGGGCATTTGCTCCAGCTGTGTAAAGGATGCAATGCGGCTGGTATCTAGCTCGCTTTGACGATAGCTGGCAAAATTTTGTGGCTCACAAAGGCTAACTGAGAACAGGCCTGCGTCAATGTTGAAGCCTCTCCAACGCAGGAACATTTTAAATTCGTCGTCTAACTTCTGCATGATTAAACGTTGTAAACGCATGCAATACTGGTTAAAACGATACTCTTGGATCAAGGCTGTGCCTACTTTGCCATCATTCATAGCACGATCTGAATCGTCTGGTCCAGTTGGCAAATAGCTACTGGGCACACGCAGGCCGCGGGCCATTTTGTTGTTGAAGTATTTTAAATCGTCAATTTCGCCTAGGTTTGAACCGCCGGGCAATACTTCAACGCTAGTACCTTTGCCTTCCGCATTTTGTGGGAAAAAGAAGTCTTCGTTGATGCTGAGTGGGTTATAACTGGCATCCATCATGTTGGCACCACCACCGTTGTTGGTAGGAATTCTACGCTGATGCATTTCGTTTTTGACACGTTCCACAAACTGCATGGCCATGTGACTCGGCATGTTGCCCACGTCAATTTTAAACATTCTACGCTCTGGGGCACGTGCTACGCGATAAATTAACACTGAATCTTCTAACAATTCTTTTTGTTTGAATACTTTGAATATGTTTTCTAGTATGCTTTGACCAAATGGCCAGAAAAAGTCAAGTCCTTCGTTAAGACCAATATGCACTACGTGACGTGCATCGATACAGGTTTCGTTCATAGCCTGTGTAAATCTGCTGTTGCCTACTCCGCCATTGCCAGTACCGCCGCCAGCTCCGCCGCCGCCCGGGGAAGTGTAATTATTAGTACTGGTTCCGCCGCCGATGGCACGACTCACATAGTAGTCCGACGTGGTTTTTTGAGCCACGCTCATGTTTTGGAAGTTGGGGTTGATGTCGCGAATAATGTACTGCTCTGGGCGTTTGCCTTCGCTTTCGTTCACAATCACACGGGCCACTTTGACCATGTCCACCCACATCATTTCAAAGGTTTCTGGGTCACGCACAAACACTTGATCGCCATACTTGATGGTGTTGCGGAACAGTTTAAAAATTCGTTGGTCCAGCTTGTTTAATTTGGTCCACTGTTGTAGTTGCTTTTTGATAATTTCCACTTCGTGATCAGTGGGTTTGTCTGTAAAATTGATGTCAAACGGTGTTTTGTTGTCTTCGTTGATCTGTGTGCTAAACTCAGCAATGATGTCTAAACAGGCATTGACCTCACTGTCCATGTCCATGTTTTCGTATTGATTATAACGTTCAATACGGTTGGGATGTCCGGAATACACTTCGGGCAGTCGGCTGGCATAGTTGCGGAAGGCAAAGTCATTAGGTGTACCACCGGCATTGTATCCGTCGCCTGTTTGTCTGGGGTAACCGTCAAGTCCAAATTGATTTTGTCCCGATATTGGGCTGAGTTGGCCACCGGTGCTGGCCACTCGGAAGTACTTTTTCCAACCGCGTTTACGGTTATTGTCGTTATCTGCCATGGTAGTATATTTATGGAGTTAGTGTGGATGCACTAGTAATTTATTAAACCGCAGTGTTTTGACGTATTCTACCAAGGGCATCGGCAGATTCACTAGCTATACGAGTTTGCTGTTCCAGGAGTTCAACCATTCTATCATAACTTTGAGTTTGATCAGACCCTGAGGTTGCCGGGGCATTACTACTAGTTGCAGTTGGCAACGATCCAGACGGATTTAGCCCAGATGTTGTGGATCGGTAGCCGCCGTTCGGACCAGTTATAGCGGCCATTAATTCGTTGGGATTTATGTTGGCCTTGTTGGTATTGTATCCGTCGTAGGCTCCGCGACCAGACATGTCTTTTGGCAACGCTGCCCAGGTTCCGGCTAAATTCCTCATTACAGTAGCAGGGTCTTTTCTGCCGTATCCAGCTTGGTTGACCAGTTGTTGAGCCAATAAATCTTGTGTTCCTTGATCAAACTTGGTAGTGTTAGGATCCAATCCAGCTTTTTTCATCTGCTCTGCCAAGGTACTAGAAATCATCTGATACTTGCCCACAGCAGAGCTGGCACGGCCTTCTTTTAACATTTTCTTTTGTAGCTCTTGAACTTGAGCCACAGTCATGTTGGTAAGATCTGCTGTGCCGCCACCAACTAACGCATTATAGTTTCCACCGCTTTCGCCTTTGCCAATCAAATCTAGCAATGCCCCAGATTGGCCACTGACTTTCTTGCCGCCACCAAATAGATTTGAAAAGAATCCACCACTGGGGCCGCCCGACCCGCCCATTTGCGTGCCTGTACTGGTGCCAGTTCCGGGAATTTTACCTGTGACTGTTTCAATTCCACTGGCAAGATGTTTCATGGCGTCAGTGACCGGATTTATTCCTTTGTTGATTAGACTTTGTAAACTATCTCTAGTTTTCATCTGCTCTACACGCATTTCGACCTGTGCTTTGGTAGCTGGATCTAGCCCGTTTTTCTGTAGTTCTTGCTCAGCTTTGGCTCGGTCTTCTTGTATCTTGGCTGATTTTTCGGCATTGCGGGATTCTAGTTCGCTCATCTCCTTGGCAGAAAACATAAAATCTTTAGCCGCATTTAACTTGAATAACTCGCCTGCAGCGTCGCGTTGTTGTACTACACCTTTGGTTAACGTGTCTATGTAACCGCTGGCTGTAAATGAGCTTTTTCCAATCATGCCCACCGCATCGCCGGCGGCTAGTAATGTTTTGCCCATTGCACTAATATCACCGCCCACACCTTGTTGAAATTCTTTTAATGCTTCGCCAGTTAATCTACGTGCTGCATTTTCGTATTCGTTTGCTAGCCGACCAGCTTCTTTATCGCCGGCTGCTTCTTTCTTTCTTAATTCATAAACGGTTTGATTGAACGCATCCTCGGCCATGGCTGCATCTAATTTTTCTTGTAATCTTGAAGCATCATCACCGGTGAGTTTGCTTAATAAATCAAGATTTTTTACATAGTCGGCTGATTTTTGTGCTAAATTTTGTTGTATGTTTGCAGACGATACACCAGCTGATTGTTGTTGTTTGACAAACTGTGCTATGCCTTTGTTGATCTCATCTGGTGTTTTGCCCAGCATCTGCAAGGACTTACCTACATCACTACGTTGTATATCTGCAGCGGCATCAGCAAAGGCCTTGGTTCCTGAGGCTGCCGTGCCACCAAATGCCGCCAACTCTTTGCTGTTGGCTTTGAGCAGGGCTGTCATATCGCCCAGTTGCTCAATACCATAACCAAACTTCTGCATGTTGTCGAATATGTTGCGCATGCCGCCGGCATCGCTTAAGCCGGATTGGCTGAGATTTTTATAAGCGTCAAACAGTGCATCGGATTGTTTGTTTACTTCGGCGGCATATCTAGCACCGGCTGTTAGCACGGTTCCAAGCATTTTGCCAACAAATCCAAATCTGCTAAGGAATGAGTCTATTGCATCAGCAAATGAGTTGATGCTTTGATTGTAGACCTCGGCACCTTGCTTGCCGTCTTTCATGGCTTTGGCAACACCCAACACACTTGAGCCCAGTGATTTAAGACTTGCGTTTAGTTGGTCTGTGTAGTTTTTAATACCAGTTTGGGCATCTTTAAAACGTTTAGTTAATTCAGCCGTTGCTTGGCTTCCGTCTTTGGTAGCATTGTTGTACTCTTCAAATATTTCGCGAATTTCTTCCGGGGTGTATTGATCAGCCATAATTATATTTACCGGAGTAAAAAACATGAATCCAAACAATCCACTCAAACAATACTTTAGACAGCCAGCAATTTACATCAAATTGCCCAGTCAAGGTCAAAACTATCCTGCTGGCACGTTAACTGTGCCGCCTACAGGCGAATTGCCAGTGTATCCCATGACTGCCATTGACGAAATTACCTATCGCACACCGGATGCACTATACAACGGACAAGCCACTATAAATGTAATTCAAAGTTGTGTTCCAGACATCAAAGACGCATGGGCAATTCCCACAACTGATCTTGACACTTTGTTAATAGCTATTCGCATTGCTACACACGGGCACGACATGGAGTTTGGTACCACTTGTCCGGCCTGTAAAAAAGACAGTGAACGCACCATTGATCTTAGAACTGTACTCGATTCTATTAGAGTAGCTGACTACACCAAAACCATACATGCCGGCGACATGGAAATATATTTTAAGCCGCTCACTTACAAACATCTCAACAACAACAATCAAATGCAGTACGAAAATCAGAAATTGTTGCAGATGTTGCCCGACGCCGAAATTCCCGACGTTGAAAAAATGACTGCGCTAAACGACGCTTTAAAAAAGATAACCGATATCACTGTCACTGCATTGGCGCAAAGTATTGCTGCTGTAAAAACTCCACAGGCCACAGTGTATGAGCCCGAATACATTGAAGAAATGTTAAAAAATTGTGACAGTAAATTGTTCAATCAAATTAAAGATTGTATTCTTGATCTCAAAGCCAGTTCCGAAATGCAACCATTAAAAATTGCATGCGATGAGTGCCAGCACAATTATGAGCAAAGCATAACATTGGACATGGCAAGTTTTTTCGGATACGCCTCTTAGTCTTGTCGTCTGACCAGATCAGTAAGATGGTCGATCAGATGGATAAAGAAACTGTTGATATTAGACGAGAGGCGTTACAATTATCGTGGTACATGCGAGGCGGCATCACATATGATCAGGCCTTACAGCTCAGCGTCAGCGAGCGTACTCTAATCAGCGAACTAATCAAAGAAAATTTAGAGACCACTAAAAAATCGGGTCTTCCATTCTTTTGATGTTAAACTTAGATACCGTACACGCCAATATAGAATCATGGATACGGAACTTTGTAGAAGTTCCTCATCCTGCGCTAGGTGGATGGGCTCCGTGTCCGTATGCTAGAAAAGCCAGGCTGGACAAAGACTTTGAAGTGAGGCTAGGGTTGGCGCCCATGCATGATTTGATTAAAGTTAGCAAACACGGACTGGGTGGCAAGAGTGTGGTGATCATTGTGTACGATCCAGAGTTGCATGATTATGAAGATTTTAGTGTTGCACTGGATATCGCCAACAAAGAATTTTTATTACCAAACAATTTATTAGCTTTGGAGGATCATCCTGGGGATCCAGAAATTGTCAACGGTGTGTCAATGAATCAGGGCACCTATGCATTAGCGTTGGTGCAAAGTCTAAGTGACCTAAATGAAAAAGCCCAACTTGTTGCCCTGAAGGGCTTTTATGACTCATGGCCAGAAGAATATCTAACAGCGTTGTTCAAACATCGTAAAGATCCGCGACAGATTTAATCTTACTATCACGTCGGCATAGTTGACGGTATTGATCAGTGTCAGTATTCCACTCTATTCCGTCCCACCACTCAAATCCTTGTATGTCTGCTTTGTACAAACTGCTGCGCTCGTACCCGGGTCCTAGATAAACAAATTCATAGCCAGCTTGTTTGGCCCAAGCAATTTCGTGTTCTAAACTACAACTTCCTAACCTACTAGCAGGCACGCTGTAGTCCCACACAAACAAGGCTGTTTCGATTGATCTTGGAGTATAGTGCCTGAGTTTCGCCCAAGCTACCATTTCTTTGTTGTCGTTGTAATAGGCCATGAACTGATCCAAAGGCAAATGTTCACCAACTTCAAAATATTTTTTAAACTTTTTATAGTAGCAGTAGGCAGTGTAGATGTGATCCATTTCTGCCACAGGCAAGGGTCGGCTCATAACTTGTGCCGATTCAATCAGATCATAATCAGTGCCAGCTGTGCGCACACGACAGCTGCGGCTTTGATACCAACGTGCTTGTCCTTGATCAACTGTGAGTAAAAATCCCATGGCTAGAGCTGTGTCATATTCCTCTGGAGCAACATCAACTAGATTACACCCAAAGTGAAAACATTCACCTTGTTCTTGATGACCAAAATTATGACTGAACTGAATTTTCATATAATTATGTATGTACTTTACCACTCAAGGAAAAAATAATGGCAGACTTATACACAATATGGGCAAACAAAGAAGGTGACATCTCAGACTTAGACTGGGTAAACGGAATGAAAAGTTTCTTTGATCATTTAATCGTTGAAGGCAAAATGGAATCATATAGAATCACTCGTTGCAAAATGGGATTCCGAAGCATTGCCGATATGCCCGAGTGGATGATACTAATGGAGTTCACAGACATGGGACAAATGGATTCAGCATTTAAACGTGTTGCTCCGTTAGAAGGAGAGCTTGAAGTCAAGCACAAAAGCTTCAATCAGTTTGTTGCTGGAGACATACAGCATGCCCTATTTCGGGACTGGCCCGATACATTCTGAGTGATGTTTAAAGATTAGCTACGCTAATCTGTGTCTTTCGCTAGAGCTCAGACACATTGTTTTTCTTACGCATTATCCAGATTATGTGGTCACAATTCACCGTATGCACGGTGAATTGACTCTTTTCACATTATCCGAGTGACAGCAGTCATTTATTATAAAGAGATTGTCTTACGACACGGAGGCGGTTGACCGGTACCCCCTACTCTAGCTTCACATATCAACGGAACCCTAGTGACCCAATAATAAATCCAAGTCCTATAAGCATGAGTTGTATCTTTTTCTACAGAGCTCAAACCATTTGTTGCCTTAAGTTAGCAATTGCCTTTGACGCCCAAAGTTTTCCAGACCGGGTATTGCACCGTTCTTCGATGGGGCTAGGCCATATCGCCTAGCACAGAGTCAGTAAAGCTGCCTATCTAAATTTTAAATTTTGTTTTTTATGTGACTACCATGTATACGGCAAACTATCTGCCCGTTGTAGTAGTCATCTGACTCTAATACTCTATGATTAAATTGTTCTCTAGCTTCTATGTAACTGCAAGCTGCCTTTGATGTGCAATAAAATAATATTTCTCTTGTGAAGTTGTCGGCGCCCAGCGCCTGAATGTCTCGGTTGAGTTGATCGTTGCTTCCATAGTATAGCTGCCAGTCTGAATCTATTTTGCTCTTAATTCGTTTACGTTTTTTGTTGCCGTTCTTTAATTTTACTACTTTGTATGTTGTCTTGCTAAACTTTGCTAATTTTTTACCAATATATTTTTTGCCTGTTACATTGTTTGTGATTAGATACACAAAGCCGACACAGTCATCGGGTAATGTTTCAATTTGAGTGTTTTCATACAGCCATACCATGGATTAGTAGTTATCACAAGTCTCTCAATCATATATTTTTTTCATAGATCCACCCTAAATTTTTAGTTTCGGTTTCGTAAATCCAAGTAAATGTAGGCCAAGTAAATTCTAAAAACCATTCGCCGTTAAATCCTAAATAATTAGAGTGTATTATCGGTTCAACTGTGAGATTGTTTTCTTTAGCATAATTGTAATATCCTATAGAATAATTGGGACAATACTGACTACGGTGTAAAAAACTTGGATATTTAAACCCTTCTATTCCAATTTCTTTGATAATAATCGCTTTGTCTAATGTTCCAACAGTATCATTATCTGTTTTGTTTAAAAAAAATACACTTAAACGATTAACCTCGTTAGCAGCAAATATCCAATTAAATCTTTCTACTTTAGTAAGTGTTGTTTTAACTATCGGCACTTGGTTAAAGTCAATTTGAATTTCTGGAGCATCTGCCCAGTATAACGGGTCAATCACTAATTCCAATTTAACATCACGCATGGTACCCAAACTCTAATAAAAAATTATAAAGATCCTGAGAATATGCTTGAATACTAATTTGTTTCATTTGATCCCATTGACTTAGTTTTTCTGCGCATTGACGGCGAAGTACATCAGCATCGGGCGGTGCAAGTTGTTGAGCTAGCCGTATAATACTTTCACATTCGTTACGAATACTAACAGTAATATTATTTGGATCTTTTTGATTATTAAATTTATTATCCGCTGCTGGCAACTCAGTGAGCATTTTTGATATACTGCTAATAATTTTTGTTTTAATATTATTGGGCAACAGAATAGCCTGTTGCCATGCCGGGCTAACCAACACACTATTATCTATAGGTAATTTCATGTCTAATGCCCATTTTATTAAATTGACATAAGATGGTAGACTTAATAAACTAGGAACAGTTCTAATGATTAACTGCATGTTGTTGTGCTTATTCTGGTTCATAGTTTGTATATTTTTTAATATACTTTTGATATCGCCACCTTGTCTAATATAGTCGCCGATGGGATCAACACTTTCAATACTAATTCCAATTTCGCATTTTTTATATTGACTTAATTTTTCAAAATATTTTGAGTAGTTTACACTGCCATTAGAAGTGAAACTAATGTTAACAGTGGCTGCCAGACCACGCTGAATAAAGTAATCTATTAGAAATTCAAATTTGGGCATGAACTCAACTTCGCCGCCAATGATATGTATAACTTTAATGTTTTGAGCTTGGTGTTCTAAGAAATTTAAAAAATTAGTCCACCCTGCATCAGTCTCGGCCCAATGCGTAAACTTGTCTTCGAGTTGCATCCATCCTAATTGCAAAAATTCAGTTTGTAGTCGGGTACTAGCAAACGGACTACACATGCGGCAAGCAAAGTTACACGTATTGCCAAGATTTACGTGTAAGCTGTGTATATGAGAATTAGTAAGACCGTTGTTGTTTTTGCTATATTCAAAATGTTGATAATTTGGACTTTGTTGAAAACTACGATCAAACGATTCTTTAAAAATTACAGATTTAAGATTTTCTTTTATTCTATTACTTTCATACCCAATAGATTCTTTTTGTTGACACATCTTGCACATAGAATCTGGTGTGTCGCCTAATTTTCTTAACCGTGCTTCTTGTAGTCGAGGGCCGTTCCAATATTCTTTTATTGGAATTTTTTTAATATTATAAATTTGTCCTTGCTTGGTACCAACAATTTTATCATTCTGACAGCCACATAAATCATAACTACCATCATGATTAATGTTTATTTCAAACCAAGGAATATTACAAAATATTTTACTATTGGGCATTTTTACATTTTAGTTGACAAATTTCTAAAGGATCAGTATCAAAACTTGTTACTAGTTGATTCCACAACTCAACATCATTAAGTATTTCAAAGAATGATCGATTTTTAATTGACAAACAATTGCGATATGTTTTTATAAAACTATTGTCTTGATAACTGTTGTTAAACCAAGGACAAGGTGCTACGACCCCATCAACTCCAATAAACAACTCTTTTTTATAATTTAAACACTTGGCCCATTGGTGTGGGTAAACAGGTGTTGCTGGAACAATAGATATGTATTTACTAGAATTTAATATCTCTATATTGGTTTCGTAGACCAGGGTAGAGGCAACCAGTTGACTAGCAGGTTTCAATGGATCAACATTGCCTAACATATATCTGCCATCAAATTTTGAACTTTTAACGGTTTGAAACTGATTACATCCTAACGATTTTGCAAATTCTTGCATGTTGCTAATTTTATGTTGGTTGAATGCAAAATATATTGCTGACCATTGTATCAGGCACTCACTTGATGCTCGTAAAGTGTTGATGCCTAGTATGATACTTTCAAAATCACTATTAACTCGATATCGATTATTGGATTCATTGTCCCACCCATCGACACTAAATGTTACTAGATCGTTATGGTCTAATAGCTGTCCTAATCTTTGCCACCAATCGGCTTTTTTATAACTGCCATTGGTTATGATTTTTATGCGAGTTTGGCCATGCTGTTTGACATATTCAATAATTTCTAAAAATTCTGTAGCATATATAGGATCGCCAATATCCCCACAAAATATAAAATATTCAATTTGAGATAATACATCTACAGGAAATCCAGATTTAAAATCTGCAAGTGTTATCTCTTGGTTTAATCGATCTAAATTTAATTCTGTTCGAGGGCACCGTGGACACTTTAGCACACATTTACTACTAATTTCGAGGTGTACTATACGATAATTAAACAATATCTACATCCGTATTGTAACTTGTAAATCCACCTTCTTTGATGACCTTGAGAATATTTTCTACACGCCCAGCAAGTTCGTCTCTATGACTTACTAGCCAAATACTCTTGTGTTGTTCACGACTCATGTGTTTGAGCAAAGCTAGGGCATTTTCTACACCTTGCGTATCCAATCCATTGTCAATCATCTCGTCTATAAACAACAAGTTAATAGGTTGATATAAACTTTCAAACACATCACGAAATGCCCAGCTCATAGAAAGAATTAAACGATTACGCTCACCGCGGCTCAAATTATCAAAGTCTAACTCACGTCCCAGCTCTTCAATGCTGACAGTCAAGTCATTTTGGAATACCACAGTGTGCGGCAAGCCCACACGATCCAAGTAGTGTGTGAGTCGAGCATTTAGATAGCTAAGATTTTGTTCAATAATCTTTTTACGGATAAAGCTGTCTTTGCTGGTGAGTAGTTTGAGCAAGAATTCTTGATGTTCTTGCAACCTAGTAAGCTCATTAAGTGTGTCATATGTTACCTCCTGTAAGGCTTGTTGTTGCATTTCTGTAATCTGTTCTGCATATGGATCTGTTTCTATTTGTTTGGTAGAGATTTGTTGTTCTAAATTAGACAAAGTGGCTTGATGTTGTATAGCATCCGACTCTTTATCGTAAAACATTGTGGGCGGTTTTCCTAGCGTGCCCAAGTCTGTGTGGGCAGTCTCCAATTCTGATAAGAGGGTGCTATATTCCGTGCCACTCTGTCGAGCTGTAGCCAACTCCGTCTTTTTGCTTTCCAAAACTTGTTCGTGCTTACTGTCGTGGAAGGCCTGCCCACACGTATGACATTCATGATTCTCAAGCGTTTCGATTTCTTTTGATAATTTGGCCGCCAGCTTTTCTTCCCGATTAATATCCAATTTGATTCTTGAGATCTGACCAGATAGTTCATTGATATCCTTTCTTTTTTGATCCCACGCCTTGTGATCTTGGTGCGCCGCAATCTCGTTTTCAATCTGTATATTCTGTAACGCCTTAAGGGCTTTCTCAAGTTCCGTGATATCTTCGCCATGTTTGGTGGTCCATAATGTTTGTCTACGCTTTAATGATTCAATCTGTTCTTCAATACGTTTGTTAGCTTCTTGAACAGCACGAATTCTAAATTCTTCTTGTGTGATGCCTTCTTTGGTAGCTTTATTATGCTCTTTGATTCGGTCGGCACGCTCACTCAGCATGGTAATGCCCAACAACTGCTCGATAATGGTACGCTGATCGTTTGCTTTAAGACTTAGGAAAGGTTCTGTGTAAGTATTAAGTGCTAGTATGTGTTTGAACATGTCGTGACTCAGGCCTAGAGTTTGCTCAATTGCATCCTGTGTTTCTCTGCTGTCACCTTGTGCTTCGTCTGTGACCACTTGTTCTTGATTGTTTACAAAGAATCTTAGCAAGTTAGGTTTACGACCACGCTCAATTTTGTAATCTTTACCGCCCACACTGAAATCTAAACTGACCAACATGTTTTTATTGTTGGTTTTGTTTACAAGATTATCCTTGCGGATATTACTAAGTGCTTGTCCATATAGACTGTAGCTAAGAGCATTGATGATTGTGGTCTTGCCTGTGCCGTTACGGCTGCCATCACCGCCCAGATCCAGATTCTCTCCCAACACCAGGGTAAGATCCTGTCGATTAAAATCAATGGCCTGTGTGCTATTGCCCACACTCATGAAGTTTTTTACAGTAAGGTTTTTAATTTGTATCATTTTGTATGCTGAGTTGATTTAATATGATAGCTGCTGCATAGAGTCCCATGGTGGCGGTGACCGTAACAACAGACCCATATCCGTGGCACGATAACCCACCAGGAACCGCAGGAGATCTATGTTCTTGAGAATATATTGTATGTATTTTAATTTTTTTCTTGACATTCTTTTCGAATTGAAAATCTTTTCTTAGACTGGCTCTAACTTTTGACAACAACGGATCTTGTATAGCTTTTGCTAGATCACCAGCTGTAAGTTTGCTAGGATCTTTTTTGCCGCCGGCACTGCCACACATGACAAAGTTAGATTTGGTTTCTCGCGTCCGTACCGCCATTGCTATTTTACTTGCAACCGAATCAGTGGCATCGATTACAGATGCACCATTGGGCAAAAGTTGGTTTACATTCTCGGCCGTGACAAAATCGTCTATAGAAACAATATCAATATCAGGATTGATAGTGTACAGTCGTTCACGCATAGCTGATACTTTTGATTTACCATATTCGCCTTGGGTGGCATGTAGTTGTCGATTGGTATTGCTAACCGACACATGGTCAAAATCAATCAATGTTATTTTTCCAATGCCACTGCGAACCAATGCTTCGGCAGACCACGATCCCACGCCACCTAGCCCAACAACTATCACGTGCGACTTTTGAAACTTGTCAAATGTAGATTTACCATATAAGTTTGCTACTCCCAATAACCGTCGATCGTCAGTTGTATCAATCATAGACCTAAGTGTTTTATTATTTGGGTGGTGTTAGAAAAATACACTGGTTGCACAAACGGCATTTCGATATTGTACATGCGTTCTAACACACCGTTGATATAACTTTCTTGTAATAAACTCAATTTAGAGATTGGCACTTCTTGTCTTTGTTGAACAGCGCCGATCACACTGTCTGCTTGAATTTTACTGTTTTTAAAAATTTGTTTGTCCAAAAACTGTTGATGTAATTCAACAAGTCCATCAACATTTTGTATGTTGGTATCATACCATTTTGCCAGTGCTTTTATTTGGTCAACAAACATTTCTGTATTATAAAACTTTTCAAAGGCAAAGTCAAACACTTGATGGTCCGGACCGTAATTCATTTTATTTAATTCTAACAACAATCCGTGTGTTTGATGATCTCTAAATCCAAATTTAAAAAACTCTCTTAAAATATATCTTGGACAATCTGGAGAATCAATAGACAATACAATACTTGGATACGCCTGTGTGATCTCTTTGATTAAATTTTTATAGTAGGAATTGTGTAACTTGTTGTAGGTGTTGTGTTCTAAGAGATTGTGATCTATGTTGGCATTACCGGCACGCAAAAAACACACTGATGATAACTGCAACAGGTCATCTTCATCAAAGGTTATTCTTATAATTTGTCTAGCCAACTGATGTCTTTGTAACACATAGTGATCGGCAAGAAACACTCTGTTGTCCAAATAATCTTGAGTTTTAACGTGGCTAGCACCCAAGGAATCAAAAGGCTTAAAAGTTATATCGAGTTTAGCGAGAAACTTGTTGCATACAAATTCCAAAAAATTACCGTGACTGCCGGCCACAAAGTCAATTGAAATCTGGTGCATAATTTTTTAATCTTTTAAATTTAGCAACTAATTTGCGATTTCCCACGTCGAGAAAAAACAAAAATTCTGTTGTGACGTAGTTATCAGGAACAATGTTGACAAGTTCTAATATACGATTATCAAATCTATAATCGTCGGTGGTGTCTAACAGCATGCGAATGTGAAATAATTCAGGTCGAATGCTCTGCGCTAAATCGTTAAAAATTTTACGTATTTGTTTGCCGTTACGATATTTCATCAATGGGCTGTGATCAATAATAAGAACAGAACCATCAAACGGCCTATTAGGAAATTTTTGATTTTTAAAATCTCTATCATCAAATAGACAATCAAGTTTTTCTTGAGTCATTGATACATTTTTACACATATCTATGCCTTCGATTTTGTATATGTCAGAATTAGGAAACATCGTTTGATAAACCCACCCACAGCTATCCACAATAACAATTTTTTTATTGCTATACAGAGTTTCAAGATCGATCAACTCGTCTTTTTTCATTTTAAGAACTGGATATACGTGTCTATAAAATGAGTCTGGACTGCGATTGATTGCTTTAAATGTTAACGGTTGATGTTCCATATACCCAGGTCACCGGTTGTACAAAATTCATATGTCTTCCTAAATCTTCGTCAAAATAACTAGATTGTTTTACAGTATATCCTTGTGCTGTTGCTATTTGTGACAACAAATTTATTATGTGTGCTCCACTGTCACAACTTGGATCAAATTTTAAATTGGTATCGTTCCCGAGGATCCAATATCTATTGATGCCAATATAAAAAGTTTCAAATTGGCCAATTTCCAATAAACTTTTAACATAATCTATACAGGCAGATAACCAAAATGGAGAATTTATTATTGCAACAAGATGTCTTGCGTCAACATCTACATTTAATTTGGATGCAAACTCTAAATCTTTCCCCACATAACGAACTGTTTTATTTTTAAATAAATTCAAAACTACTTGATCTTGTGTACAAGCATTTTGTTTTATTTGTAACGATCTCCAACTCATAGATTTTGATAAATTTTCAACAACAGCTTGGGATCGTAGAATTCACTTTCGATATTGGTGATCTGATCTGTGACAATTTGATCCACGCTTTCAAACTTGACTTCTCCTGGGGACATATCTGCGTCCACCGCACTACTTTTAACAGGAATCAATGCCATTTCTCGCAAACGATAATCCTTGACAAATGTTTCTTTGATAAAGTTGGCTTCTTCGTAACTGATGTCAATATCCAGTTCCACACGCACATGCATGTTGGGCACAAATATGTTGATGCCATTGTCAATGGCTTCACTGAGCCTCATTACTCGATATAGGGGTTGACCTGGCCAGGCATGATATACCGGAGTACTGCCCCATTCTAGGATCATCATGCCACGTGCCGAATCACCAGCATCGGCAAAGTTGTGTGGAAAGCAGTTGCCAATATAACTGATGTTGCGCTTTTGTTGACGCAGGTGAAAGTGACCACTAAAAACTCGATCGAATCCGCTGAAGCTAGCAACCTGTATTTCGCCGTGATCGGGCATTTCTACCATGGCATTCATTTTAAAGTGTGGCAGTTCAAAATGTCCAAACATGTACTGACCCTTGAGTTTTGGTATGCGTTTATGATCATCCCCAACTAGCCAAGGCGCAATTACAACATCACCGTCTTGAAACCAATCGTTAACAATTTGAATATTGGGTATGTGCTTGGCCCATTCTGTTGAATAGATATCGCGTTTGTCTCTATAGTATAAATCGTGATTGCCCGGAATAAAGTAAAAGCGGTCAAATGCCGCTGATAATTTTTCCAAACTACGCAGACTATACTGTAACGTTTGCATATTAATTGCCGCACGTTGATGGCTCCAATCACCTAGAAACATGCCAGTTTCACAACCTTGCTCTTTGGCTGTTGCAATAAACCAATCAATAAAATCACTGCAATCTTGATTGTGTTGTAGGCTGTTGGACTTTAGGCCAAAGTGGATATCGGTACAGACTGCTACTTTTTTAAATAGACTCATAGTTTAGAAGTATACACTACAAAGACGGGTTTTGCAACCCATCTGGTTAATCGTTGTTGTTATATTCGGCAATGTCAATATTAGTGACCACAGCGCCAAAGTTAGGATTCTTTTTACCTGCGTTTTGTCTAGTCCACGAAGGGTTCAGTCCAGCTTGTTCTAGCATGTCGTCACGAATGTTTTGATTTTTCTTTTCAAGATTCAAAATTCTGGTGAAGCTGTTGGTGATAGCCGCAGTGTAGTAAGCAAATGGATTTTGACTTTTTGATTCGTCAAATTGTAGACCAATCTGACTCAACTGTAGCAGAGCCTGTCCTCGCATTTCTTCATTGTAGGTATAACCGCGCCAGTTTGATCGAGTAGCATAGCGTTCACACAGCTTCATGTACATAGTAGCAAGCGTGCGTGTGGCATTGCCGTGATCTTTGGAGAATTCACCGTGTTCAAAATCGCCAATCCAGTGGCTCTTGCCCACTTGGAACGGTTGCTTGTTTTCATCCAAGCGATAGTGATAAAATGGCGGAAAGTTTAGGCGCACATGCTTTTCGTCCAGAACAGGAATATCCAACAATTCTGCCAGGGGATCTTCTTCGGCATCCAGTTCCAGTTCAAAAATATCTTCAATTTTTTTCTTTTTTGCCGCGGTCTTGGGCACTTTTTTAGGTGCCATTGGTATGTGATCCCAACAAGTGATTCTAAACACCAGATCAGTATTTGGTATCTTTTTTGGGTCTACAACAACGCCTTCACGCTTTAATCTATCAGCCCGATTGCGTCTAGCTTCGGCAATGGTACGTTGATTGATCTTGGCCAGCGTGGGTAAAATAATATCATACTGATGATCTGCAACCGGATCTAGATAGGTACAGTAGGTATTTTTGCTTAGGTGTATTTGTTTTAAGATGTCACGATTATTTAAATAATTCGTTTTTGCTGGTGTTCTTGTGGGGGTGGTTGACACTCGTTGATCTCCTAATAGTATATTTATTGTAGCACAAAAACCACGGTTGTCAACCTTTAAATCATTATCTGGGTGGTTTATTTTTCCACTAAATATTGTACAAGAGAACACACATGGCAGATATTAACGAAAACGATCCAGTTGATCCGGGCGACGGCGACTACCAAGCCGGACTCAGTGCAGGCGAAACTGTGGCAGTGCCAGCGTCAGACGTACGAACCTCCGCAGAACCAGTGCCACCAGCATCAGCAGTGGGCTACGGCGACGAACCAGAAGAGTCTGGAGATCAATACACCACCGACAGTCTGGGTAACACGTTTAAAAACGGATCGTTATTTCGTGCGGCCGAAGTTGATGACGAAACTGGTCGGCCCTTAAATAGCACTCAAAGTGAAGTGACCTCTGGAGTGGTCCAGGCACAGAACCAAGAGACCAATACCAATTTAACACAACAAATGCCACGTAATACTGACTGGCGTGTGACCCTTAGATTGGCACCAGGTGCCACATACCTATATGCAGCGCCAGACGCTGGCTTGTTGCAACCGTTAAAAGTTACCAATGGAGTAATATTTCCCTACACTCCGTCTATAACCACAGCCTACAAGGCCAACTATAGCAACTATGATTTGACTCACTCAAACTATCGGGGATATTTTTATCAGAATAGTTACACAGATGCAATCAACATGAATGCTACCTTTACTGCTCAAAGCACCGCAGATGCATCTTATGTGCTGGCAGTAATTCATTTTTTCCGTTCAGTGACCAAAATGTTTTATGGCCAAGATGCACAGCGCGGAAGCCCACCACCTTTAGTGTTCCTAAGTGGTCTGGGCGACTATCAGTTCAACAACCATCCTTGCCTAGTACAATCATTCAACTATGTATTACCAGCTGATGTTGATTATATCAGTTCAGGAAGTGCAAACAATCTTGGATTGAACCTACAACCTTTGCAAAATTTATATTCTACTACGCTAAATGCTGTAGCACCCACAGCAACAAGACTGGCCACAGCATTCTTGCCGCCAGGCGCTCAAAATGCCATACCGGCGCCTTTGCAGGGTCTATTAAATAATCCTACCTATGTGCCCAGCAAGATAGATATACAGTTGACCTTGTTGCCAGTGCAAAGTCGTCAACAGGTCAGTCGACAATTTAGTCTCAAAGGATTTGCTAATGGTCAATTACTCAAAGGAGGGTTCTGGTAATGAGCGATCAATATTCTAGCACCAGTCCGTATTTTCTAACAGGATATAGCCAATTCTTTTTAGATGTCATGGTCAATAGACCCATACCCAAAAGCACCGACGACATCATGTTTACTATCAATACTACGTTTCAATACAGACCAGACCTGTTGGCCTATGACCTGTACGGCGATGCTGGTCTATGGTGGGTGTTTTATCAACGCAATCCTAATACTCTAACAGCGCCGCCCATGGACTTTGAAGCAGGCGCTGTAATTTACTTGCCAAAAATTGACACCTTAAAAACAGTGTTGGGATTCTGATATGAGCAGTTTAAATTCCAAACCAGGCTATAACGAAGCCCTGGCACAAAAAGATGCACTCAAACAACAAGTTGATGCTCTGTTGGATCAGCGTGATGCAGCCGCTAGAGAATTTGGTATCGGGTCGCCACAGGCACAACAATATCAACAACAGGCTAGCGCACTGACACCACAATATCTTGACGCCGCCAATCGTTTACAAGAAATCATAACCTCTCCTTCGCCTGAGCTAGCCAGCCCCGCAGTAACCACCGGTCAAAGTCAAAGCACGCCAGCACCCAATGCCAGAGATGACGGTCCTACTCAAGCACCCACATCGGGTGGCACCGGCGCTGGCACCTCATCCAACGCATTTGAATCCAAAGGGTCCGACAACAACCCAGGCCCTAACACCGCAGCCACACAACAGGTACTGGCTGTGTTTTCAACTGGGAACGCCAATCAGCTTATCCCAACACAACCCAATCAACTGGATCAGTATGCCAGTTATACCTATGGCATCAGTTGGTATCTGCTGAGTCCGGCACAATTTACCGCCATGGTCAACACACAAAAGGCCAATATATCCGGTTGGCAACTGCTGATGCAAAGTGGCGGTGCGGCAACCAAAGGCCGTAGTCCAGCGTTTCCTGTGGACTACTACATGGACGATCTTGAAATCAGTAGCAAGATATGGGGCGGTGGGAAAAATGCGGCCAACAATGCTGTGGACATACGATTTCGAGTAACCGAGCCCAACGGCATCACACTGATACAAAGTTTGTTCAATGCTGTAAAATCAGTATACGGCGCCACACCTACCACCAGCGGCACCAATGATACCCCCAACTACCTCACAGCACAATACTGTTTGGTCATACAATTCTACGGATACGATGTAAATGGCAACTTGGTTGCACCAGCAAAAGGAACCTACAGCACCAACAGTAGTAGTGCCAGCGGTGGGTACGGACAGACAGCTGTGATTACCAAGTATTATCCGTTTACTTTGACAGATATAAAATTTACAGTGGCCAACAAAGCCATAGAATATTCAATCTTTGGCAAACCTATTCCTATGAAATATAACAGTAGTACTGACCGTGGCACAATTCCACATGACTTTGTCATGACTGGACAAACTGTAAATCAATTGTTAAATGGCAAACCAATAACTGTAAAAAATACTACCGATCCTGGTGCCAGAAAAGATCAACCTGCTCCAGTCAATGAAGCAGTGGCTGCGTCGGTGGCCATTGATCAAGCCAATGCCGGAGTTGATGCCAATGGTAATTTTACCGGCGACACAACCAGTCCTTTCAACGTAGTAGGAGCATAACACTATGGCAAGAGGACAACGCTTACGCCCACCACCAGTAGAGGAAAATGCTGGCGTTCGCGGCGACAGTTTTGCCGCTGAGTTTGGCGGTTCAGCGGCTGCGGCCGAGGCTACAGGCTCCACGTCTGGTGGTTTTACTGCAGGTATTAACAACACCGGTGCACCGGCCAAAGCCTCGGCTGCTCCAGTAGCCGGCAAAGAAAATCTGTTTACTGGCCTATGTGCTGCCCTTAACCAATTTCAAGCGCAATTGGTCAAAGATAAAAAACGTGAAATTCCTGACCAGTATGTGATTGAATTTGCCCCAGCGGCTCTAGGTGATTCTACAATCAAGCGTCCCGGAGATCAAAATAAAGCTCAAGCTCCTATGCAGAACAATGCCACTGCAAAGAAACTTGACCCAGATGAAAATAGTGTAAATCTCAGTGCTATGACTTGGCCAGTATCGGCCGGATCACAAATTGTACAAGTAATTGACAACGTGATGCGTGTCAGCAGTTTTATTACAGATCAACAGATAGTGCAAATTAGCCCAGTACCGGATCCAGTAACCGGTGTACAAAAACAAGTTTCTAGTCCGGGTACTGGCAAACCCATGGCTTGGTTTAAAATTAGTGTGGCTGCAGAACCACTGGGCAAAGACAACATTATAAATGATTTTGCTTATCGAATGAGATTTATTGTTAGTCCATACCAACCTGCACAAATGATCAGCCAATATTATCCTGAAAGTCGGTATCGTGGAGTACACAAGTCGTATCAATATTGGTTCACTGGGCAGAACACACAGATCCTAAGCTACGAACAAAAATATGACAATGCTTATCGTATAGCCCTAACCGGCATTGGCGCCAACATACAAAAAAAGCTCAAAACAGATTGGCGCGATCAAAATCGCAAAATCTATGTGGCTACCAGTGAAAATCATGCTCAAGGTGCCAAGGACTATGCCAACGAACCCAGCGACAATGCTGCTAGTTTTTTATATGATCCCAAGTCGTTGAGCACAGTCAAAATGCGTATTGTTGGAGATCCGGCTTGGTTACAACAGGGTGAATGTGGTCTTGGAGTAAGTGCTAGAACATTTAACTTTGCTCCATTTACCCCTGACGGTAGTATCAACTTTGATGCTTCGGCAATCATGTTTGACGTGAGTTTTAATCAACCTGTGGATTATGATTTTAACACCGGCATTATGAATACCAACGCCATGAACCGTCAAGGATTACCGCAAGAAAATTATACGTTTACAGCCATTGAATGCAAAAGTATATTCAGCAAAGGCAAGTTTGAACAGGAACTCACAGGTAAATTATTAACAGGTGAGGTAAAAGCATCCGCTGCCACTGGTGCCGGAAGACCAGCAACTACGCCCGCTGCCACTGCCACCGCTGCTTCGCGCACCACTGGTATACCTAATGATGGTTCGTTGGGATCTGAGGTTGTGGATGAAACTGGACAGGTATCCAATCTGCGCAGAAACGAATACGGTGATCTTTATGATCCTGCTGGCACAGCTGGGTCGGCATTGCCATCGCCGCAACCAGCGGCACCTCCTGCAGCTCCAACATCAAGCGGCGACATTCGGTCACCGTTTGCAGGACAGACTGGGGCATTTGCAGGACAGACTGGGGCATTTGCAGGACAGACTGGGGCATTTGCAGGACGTACCAGTCCGTTTGCACCAAACACAAGAGCATCACAACAAATAGCAAAGGATGAGTGACCATGTCAGGCGAGAATCTAGAACTCAGCGCAGGAAAACCACGTAATTACAAACCCGATCGTGGAGGTATGCCGGTACCTCCCGGGGCGTACATTGGCATAGTAAAAAACAACGTTGACTCTGCACGTTCAGGAAAACTCCAAGTTTATATCCAACAGTTTGGCAGTCCAGATCCAACCAATTCACAAACATGGGCCACTGTGAGCTACTGTCCACCATTCTATGGATCTACTCCAGCTGGTGCTGGTGCAGGCACAGGAGCATTTGAACAGGGCAATCCACAAAGTTATGGCATGTGGTTTACACCGCCCGACATTGGAGTACAAGTGTTGTGCTTGTTTGTTGCTGGCGAACCAACTGGCTACTACATAGGTTGTGTTCCGACTCAAGGAATTACGCACATGATTCCTGCCATTGGGTCTGTTGTCAAAGATCAGGCCATGACACAAAATGCCACTCAGACCAGTTACTTTGCTGGGTCTGAACGACTGCCCGTAACAGAAATCAATAATACCAACAAACAAATCAGTCAAAATCCCAAATATTTTGATCAACCTAAACCAGTACACAGTTATCTGGCTGGTGTGTTGTTTCAACAAGGCCTAATCAACGACCAAGTGCGTGGAAGTATTGGCAGCACTAGCCAACGAGAAAGCCCTAGCAACTGCTACGGTATTAGCACTCCTGGACGTGCAATTTATCAAGGTGGTATTGGCGCAGGTGCCGGCGGCGAAGCAGGGATTACTGGTCAAACTTTAAATGCCGCGGCACCCAATGCAGCCACAGTGATAGCACGACGTGGCGGCCACACCCTAGTCATGGATGATGGCGACTTGCAAGGCAATGACAATCTTGTACGCATTCGCACCAGCAAAGGCCATCAAATTACCATGAGTGACGACGGCGACTGCTTGTACATTTGCCATGCCAACGGCCAGGCCTACATTGAACTAGGTCAAGAAGGTACCTTAGATGTCTACACTACCAACAGTGTGAATCTACGCACACAAGGCACTATTAATCTGCATGCTGATGAAGATATCAACATGTTTGCCGGCGGAAAAATCAACATGAAAAGCACCAAGGGCACAACCATGCAAAGTGACACAGACATGACTGTGTCAAACAAAGGTCAGCTGACTCTGTTCAGTCAAGCTGGTATAGGATTAAAAACTCCTGGTACGTTGGCCATGACCAGTCAATTGGGCAGTTGGGCCGCAAGTAGCACACTAAGTTTTAATGGAAGCAAAATAAATCTCAACGGTGGTCCTAAAACAGAAGTGGCTACACCTGCAGGCTTGACCAAGTACCTGTTACCCAACGTAGAGTTCAATGCCAGTGCTGGTTGGATAGTACAGCCCACAGGATTGGAAAGCATAGTGACTCGTGCACCTACTCACGAACCTTATCCATATCATAATCAAGGTGTGAGTGTATCGGTTAAATTTAGTGGCGCTCCTACACCGCCACCTGATGCTCCACCAGTTCCAGCCGACACAACTATAACTAAAACCCGATGAGCCAATTTAAGTACACACTTCCATCTGGCGCAGAATTTACTATGCAGGCACCCGAAGGCACCACACAAGATCAGGCTGACTTTACATTTTATAGTCAGGTAGCCGCAGGAGCTTTGGTAGGATTTGAACCCGGGCAAAGTGTTAGTGGAACCACATCTGTCTTGGCTAAATTTGAGCTGAGTCGGCTGGATCGTGGCACTGCCGGAGTTGACGACACTGTAATCTTGGCCATTATTAACGGTTTACCTACAGCAGCTGACATCCCATCCTTGATCAATACTCCGTTGACCAATCCTATAACACAGGCCAATATAGCGTCAATAGCAGGCACAGGATTTACTGCTCCGGCTATAGGATCATTGACCAGCAATCAAACTCTAGCACTTATGTCACAAGTGGCCAACACTGTAGACCAAGCAGCTGATGTCATGACCAATGAAACCGGAGTAGGGCAATATGGACTCAGTTGTCAACAATTAGAAATGGCTGGATATGTTAAACCGGGCACTTGGCAACAATTTTTACGAAACGGATCCAGCACCTTAGTTGATGTGTTATCGGCCCCAGGCATATGGACTGGCCGCGAAGGCATTACTTCTGCTGACGAGTTCTTACAAAATGTTAACGCACAGAATTCTGCCCAAGCAACCTTGATGCGTGATGGGTACAACAGTCTGCAGGCAGCCGGTGTAATTACAACACCGGCCGCACAATCCTTATCAGCTGTAGTAGGACAATTGTACACTGGAGCCAACTCAGCATTGACCACCGCAACAACCACAATAACCAACAGTGTAAACAGTCAAATAGCGTCTTTGGTTACCAATGCCAGTCAATATGGTACACAACTTACCGCACAATGGGCCAAAGGTTTGCCTGGAGTAACCACGCTAACTTCAAACTTGACCAGCATAAAGGGTCTGTCAGCATTGTCAAGTCAAGTTCCGGGCTTGCCTAGTCTTGGCTCACTTACCTCTGGCATAACTCCTAATCTAGCATCAGTAAAAACTGCCATGGACAGCCTAGGCAAAGCCAGTCAATTTGCTGCCACAGCATCTAGCACACTCACTGGCGGTTTAGACAAATTATCCAATCTTAACGTCAGCAATTTAACATCTAATTTGCCTAGTGTTTCGGCCTTAACAGGTCAGATACAAGGACGTGCTCTTGCTGCTGCCGGTCAGTTGCAAGGACAAATAACCGGACAAGCCAATGCATTATTGACACAAGCACAAGGACAAGCCAATGCATTGTTGACACAAGCACAAGGACAATTTAATTCATTAATTGCGCAGGGCGACAGTCTTGTGTCAAACGTGCAAAAGGCCGCAGGTTTTGCCAACACAGTAAATCGTGCCAGTGTTGATACAGCATTTACAAAAATACTTGGCAGTGCTAAAATACCTGTTCCTAGTTTTGGCGCAGACTTGCCTAACTCAGCTAGTATTGGTGCCGCGCTTGATATCGGCAAAGCCCAGACTGCGTTAAAAAATCTGCAAGGGCAAGGCACGGCTCTGCTGAATCAAGCCCAAGGACTGGCCGGCCAAGCTCAAGGACTGGCCACTCAAGCTCAAGGGCAAGCCAATACATTGCTGGCCGGTGTTAGAACCAGTGTAAACCAGATAGTTTAATAGAGTAAATACAACATGCCCACATTTATTGGATTCAACACCATAGGTCAAAACAAAAAATTCACTGCCGTGGACTTTGATCTGATCAAAATTGACCTACTCAATGCCTTTAACATACGTCAAGGCGAACTAGTAGGTCGTCCTGGCTACGGAACAGTGATCTGGAATTACCTGTTTGAAAATCAGACTCCTGAAACAGAATCGGCAATCTACACAGAAATACAGCGTGTGTGTGCTGGAGATCCTAGGCTCTATATTAGTGGCATACAGATATTCCCTCAACAAAACGGCATCCTAATACAACTAGGATTGGCAGTGGCACCCAGTACTACAGCGCAACAGTTAAGCCTGTTTTTTGATCAGCAACAACGCACAGCCACCGTCGTTTAACTACCCAGATTATTAGTTCCATAAATACTTTAACATTGGAATAACTATGGCCACAACCTCAAGACAAACTGTGATTTTTGGTGTTGAAGATTGGAAACGAATCTATCAAACCTACCGTGAAGCTGATTTTCAAAGCTACGATTTTGAAACACTTCGCAAGAGTTTTGTGGATTATTTGCGCCTGTATTACCCAGAAACATTTAACGATTATATTGAGTCAAGTGAGTTTATTGCTCTGCTTGATGTCATGGCTTTTATGGGCCAAAGTCTAGCATTTCGCACAGATTTAAACACAAGAGAAAACTACCTTGACACAGCAGAACGCAGAGACAGTGTTGTTAAACTTGCAAATTTAGTTAGTTATACTGCCAAACGTAACACAGAAGCAAGTGGATATCTTAAAGTATTTTCTGTCTCAACTACAGAAAGTCTTACTGACTACAACGGCATTAATCTAGCCAACCTTACAGTCAACTGGGCTGACCCTACAAATCTTGACTGGCAAGAACAGTTTATCACAATTATCAATGCCAGTTTAACCAACGCACAAAAATTTGGCAATCCCGGTAATCGACAAACAATTTTAGGGGTAGACACACAGGAATACACCATTAATCTAGTGCCTGGATTCTTGCCAGTAATTCCATACACAGCCACAGTAGACACTGTGAACATGCCATTTGAAGTGGTTAATGCCACATCCATTGGTGAAGATTTTGTTTACGAACCGGCTCCATTGCCCAACGGGCAGTTCAATGTGCTGTTCCGTAACGACCAACAAGGATTCCTCAGCGACAATACAGGATTTTTCTTCTTGTTCAAACAAGGGGTATTACAAAATCAAGATTTTAATTTGCCTGAGCGAATTGACAATCGTGCAGTGGCCATCAACATTGAAGGCATCAACAACACCGATATCTGGCTGTATCAGTTAGATAACTTGGGTAATATTGCAGGGCTTTGGGAAAGAGTGCAAAGCGTATATGCGGCCGCAGTAGAACAGCTGGCCCCGGGCACAAGAGATATCTATAGTGTCAGCAGTAGAACCAATGATCAAATTACTTTAAATTTTGGTGATGGTATATTTGCCACCATACCGGTTGGCACGTTCCGCACCTATGTTCGCGCCAGCAACGGCCTGACCTACATTATCAATCCTGTGGAAATGCAAAGTGTAGCTGTACCTATTAGTTACATAAGTCGTACAGGACAAATTGAAACACTGACATTCACTTGCGGTATCACAGAGCCAGTGACCAATGCTCAGGCACGTGAAACTATTGCAGAGATCAAACAACGTGCTCCAGCTCAGTACTACACGCAAAATCGCATGGTTAACGGTGAAGACTACACAAACTTTCCATTTACCCAATACACCAGCATTCTCAAAAGTACAGCCATCAATCGTGCCAGTATTGGAACCAGTCGCTATCTTGACCTAGTGGATGGAACAGGAAAATATTCCAGCACCAACATATTTGCCAGCGACGGCGCCTTGTATGAATCTGATAACCTGTATACGTTTCAGTTCAGTTGGTTGACCACAAATGACATCAGTGATGCGGTAATCAATCAAATCAATCCGTTGGCGCTGAGGGCAGGCCTGCAACAATTTTACTATGCTAATTTTCCACGCCCTAATCTAGCGGTACTAAACTACACCTGGAATCAAAGTACATCTATAACCAACGAAACTACAGGCTATTTTGAAAATGAACTAGGCAATCCAGTGGCCATTGGGACCTTTACCAGCAACAGTGGCCGATATATTACCGAAGGCAGCCTGGTTGAGTTTGCAGCGCCCACTGGATATTATTTTACTGCTACCAATCGATTGGCTGTTGGCACACCTATCCAGCCCGATGAAAAACTTACAATATGGGCTAGTCCTACAGCAGTGTATCTGGCAGGGACAGCACAAGGTCTAGGCAATTTGCCATCGGGTGTTGGCCCAGTGGTATTAAATAATTATGTACCCACTGGTGCAATTCCTGTGCAAGTGATTCCAGTGTTTACCACAGACATTCCTACCAGTGTGCAACAAACTGTGGTGGCTCAAATTGCTCTAAATCAAAACTTTGGCTTAGGATATAATAATCTTACTGACACTTGGTATGTGATTACTTCTAGTAATCTTGCGGTAAATGCAGATTGGAGTCAAGCCAATGCACAAAGCACCGCAGGTGCAAATCTTGACGCTAGCTGGTTAATACAAGCCACCTATAGTGGATCAACCTACACTGTAGTTTCAAGAAGTTTAGAATATTACTTTGGTAGTGTTCTACAAACTAGATTTTTCTTTTACACCAGTGATCCTATCTACGACAGCAGAACAGGCACAGTAATCCGTGATTACATCAATGTGCTCAAGGTTAACAGCCAACCAGATAGTGCTACACCAATGGGCGCAGACAATGTGCTGACTATCATTGACCAACCTGTGCTTAGTGATGGGCTTGTTGACGACTTCCAGGTTGTGGTTAGTTTTGATAGAACCGGTGGAGATGCGGCACCAGTCAATCCAGATTTCTTTGACGAAATTGTTGCACCCGCGGTAGATTCTACTCAGAAATTAGTATTCTTCCAAGCCACAGTGGACTTTGATAACTTGCAACGTTATTTGTTAATTGAAGCAGGCATAATCAACAGTGATTATGCAACTTTAGCAGACATACAAGCAGTGCAGACACAGTATGTGACTGGCCAAGTATTTTATGCTTATAATCCTACCAGTGCCACCACAATTAATTATACAGCTGGAACATTTTACATCCTAGGAGTAGATAGCTTAGACAATCCTACACTAACTGTGACCTATGATTACATAGCCCGTGTAGGTCGTCAAGACTTGTACTTCCAGTATCGTCACAATAGTCCGCTGACCAGCAGAATTGATCCAGGATCTACCAACATTATTGATGTGTACGTGGTCACCAATGCTTATTACACTGCCTATATCAATTGGTTACAAGACACTACCGGTACTGTTACAGAGCCCTCGGCTCCAACTATAGATGAGTTAAATACTGCTTATCAAGGCTTGCAAAATTACAAAATGATATCTGACAACATGATTCTTAATACAGTAGATTTTCAGCCCTTGTTTGGACAAAAGGCCGAGCCAGCATTGAGAGCCACAATTAAGGTCATTCGAGCATTTGGCAGCACTGCCAGTGTCAGCACTATCAAGAATTTAGTAGTGTCCAACATAAATGCGTATTTTAGTCTGGACAATTGGAACTTTGGTGACACTTTCTACTTTAGTGAACTTGCAGCCTACATCCATCAAAACATTTCTGACGTTGTCAGCAGTGTAGTATTAGTTCCGCTGGACACACAAAAGAGTTTTGGTGACCTATATGAAATTAGATCGGCTCCTAATCAAATTTTTGTTAACGGAGCCACAGTGAATGATATAGAAGTTATCACTGCCTTGACCAGCACTAATCTACAGACTGCGCCTGGCAGTGGAGTAATTTAATGAAACAAGTTCGCAGTGTAGAATTCCTGCCAGAAATATTTCAAACGCCAATTAACAAACAGTTTTTGTCTGCTACTCTAGATCAGTTGATCCAGAATCCAGAATATACGCAAACACAAGGATTTATTGGACGTCGAATTGGTCCTGGAGTCAATGCCAATGACCGGTATGTGGTTGAGCCTACCAAGACTCGTACAGACTATCAACTGGAGCCAGGAGTAGTACAGGTTAATCCTGAAGACACTCGCAAGGTAGTGGATGCCATAACTTATCCCGGCATCAACGATGCACTGCAATTACAAGGTGCCGTTACCAACAATGCTGATAGACTTTACACCAGTGACTATTATACTTGGGATCCATTTGTTGATTTTGACAAATTTGTAAACTATGCCCAGTACTATTGGCTTCCAGGCGGCCCGTTAGCAGTGGATGTGTCAGCCACAGATATTCCGCTAACTGATAGCTTTACAGTTACTAGAGCCAATGGAGTATATACTTTTTCAGGCATCGCCGGTGACAACCCAACAATTACCTTGGTTCGCGGCGGCAGCTATACTTTTAATGTAGCTCAGAATCAAACAGAAACCGTCAATTTCCGTGTGACCAACAACGATACCAGCAGTTGGAACATAGATTTTTCACCCAATCCAACATTAACTTTGATTCGTGGCAATACCTATGTGTTCAATTTAACTCAAACTTTTCCATGGTCATTCTTTATCAAGACCGAGCTTAGTTTAGGAACTACAAACATATATTCAGACGGAGTATTTAACAACGGTGCGGCTACTGGTCTAATCACATTCACAGTACCACAAGACGCACCCGATACACTGTACTATTGTAATGATATACAATTTAATTTGCGTGGGCAGTTTACTGTAGTAAATCCAGGATCAACTCAACCGTTTGACACTACTGATTTTGACTCAGGACAGATTACTAACGAAGCAGGCAGCTTTGACTATTCTGCTCCGCGCACAACAGGTCCTGGATTTTTTATACAATCCGACCCGGGAGTTGACGGTCGTGTAATTGCTACTCCTAACATCAGTAGTCGAGATGTCTTGGGTGTAGAAAACAACGGCGAAGATCTAGGTACAGTTACATTCAACGTGCCTTTGGCCAACGCACAGAATTTTTACTACAATATGCCCAGTATTGGTACGGTGGACTTGGTTACTGATTTACAATTTGATCAAATCAATAATCAGTTCTTAGAACCATTTTTTGCGGCCAATCGTAATGGTATTGATGGTATTACAAATTTACAAAATCGCACCATTGCGTTTATTACACAGGATTCAAATCCCCTTACCGGGGGCTGGCAGCAGACTACATTTTTTGATCCTTTGCTTAATGCAGGCAATGTGGAAAGTGGGATTGGATCGTTTGACTCCACTACGTTTGACCAAACTACCTATATCACAGACCAAGCTACACAATACAGCGTATGGCGCATACAGTATCTAACTGCTGTGGGCGGCGGCACCTACATGTCACTACAATTTGTAGAAAATGTAGATCTTGAAAATAAATTTACAGTTGGTTTTGGCACTGAGTATTCCAGTACAGGATGGTACAAAAACTCAGATGGATTTTTTGAACAGATTCCATTGCTTACTGCTGACAAAAATGTTTTATTTTACCAGGATGGCACTGATCCAGAAATAGTAGGACGATTTAACATAATTGATCTTGATATGTCGACCACCATTGATGTTGATACTATTATCGGATCGCCCACTTATACTAGTCCAAATGGAGTAACTTTTACTAATGGTATGAAGGTAGTATTCCGTGGCAATGTTTATCCTGCAAGTTATCAAAATAACGAATATTATGTAGAAGGAGTAGGCACAGCAATACAATTGTTATCAGTACTTGATTATGTTACTCCAGAAACCTACACTAATGACCAAACAATTCCGTTCGATACTACACCCTACGATTTTGGCAACTTTGATGGAAATCTAAATCAACCTACAGTGCCAGATTACTTAACCATCAACCGCGCAAGTCCAGATCTTAATGCTTGGACACGTAGTAATCGTTGGTGTCACATTGATGTAATTACAGCCAGTGCAGAATACAATAACACAACACCTGTGTTGAACAATGCGTTCCGTGCCCGCAGGCCAATCCTGGAATACCGTGCTGGTACAAGACTGTTTGATTTTGGTACCGACGGTCTAGCACCGGTAGACATTATTGACACTGTACAAACCGACGCTTTAAGCAATGTCAACGGCTCTCTTGGCTATGGAACCGACGGGTACACTTTGATCAACGGCAGCACAATTATTTTTGCCGCAGATTTAGATCTAGAAGTTCGTAGAACAGTGTACGAGGTGCAATTTGTCATCACCAACACCAATGCTGAAGATTCTACCATTGTAGATGTACCGGTGATTGTATTAACACCTATTGCCACAGCACTGGTAGATCAAACAACCGTGATCCGTAGTGGCAACACTGAAAAAGGATTATCGTACTACTATGATGGTGTGGCCTGGATCAAAGCACAACAAAAAATCAGTGTAAACCAACCTCCGTTGTTTGATATCTACGACACTAACGGTGTTAGCTTTGGCGACCGTGCTATCTACCCTAGCACAAACTTCACAGGCAGTCCTTTATTCAGTTATGCCATAGGCAATGCTGATCCTGATTTAGTACTAGGATTTCCACTGACTTATCTTAGCTTGACCAACATCGGCGACATTGTTTTTGATAACAATTTTTACAAGGATTCGTTTAACTATACCATAAACAGTTCTGGACAAACAGTTCCACTCAGTACTGGCTTTGTGCGCGAATACAGTACCAGAGTTACATTTGATCGAGAGTTTGGCTGGCAAACCGCAGTTACTCCTAGTCTAGTACGTCAGCAGTTTCAATTCACTTATGATGGAAGCCCACTCCTATTGGATGTGGCTGTCAATGCCAATACCACAGTTCCTGCCGTACAAATATATGCCAATGGACAATTTCAAGAAGCCTATAATTATCAGTACACAGTAGGCTCCAACACTACCACAATCAATTTGTTGACCACGTATGTGCCTGGTGATTTGATTGAAGTAACAGTGTTGAGTGATCAAGTTAGTGTGGCTGGATTTTATGAAGTTCCTATTAATTTAGAAAACAATCCTCTAAACGGCAATAGTAATCAATTTACCCTGGGCACTATACGCAATCATTACATTGGACTTGCAGAAAATCTCATAGCATTGCAAGGTCCAGCCATAGGCCCCAACAATACTAGAGACCTAGGCAACATTGTTCCCTACGGCCTACAGATTTTACAACAAAGCTCGCCATTAACCTTGACCGGATATTTTATGCGTGATGCCAACTATGATATTTTTGCATCGTTGGCCTATAACAGCACAGAATACATTAAATTTAAATCACAATTGTTAAACGCTGTGACCACATTTGGTATTGCAGACTACGACAATTGGACCGTGGCTAAATTGTTGGATCAATCAATTGCTCAAATTACAGCAGGCAGAACTGATCTAAATCCATTTTATTGGAGCGACATGTTGCCCACTGGCACTGTGTTTACTTCAAATAGTTACACTGTTAATCCAATAACTACCAACACGTTTAATACCACACAGACCTACAGTTTTACTGAATCAAATTATCTAGGTCTATGTGTGTATGTTAATGACGTTTTACTAACACGCAATTACCAGTATGTGGTCAGCACTGAAGGTCCCACCTTGACCATATCCATACCATTGACAGTGGGCGACGTAGTTACTATCAATGAATATGCAGACACCGCTGGTAATTTTGTTCCCAACACTCCTACTAAATTAGGCCTGTATCCTAAATATGAACCTAAAATTTTCTTAGATGAAGATTATGTAAATCCTACGCCAGTTATTCAAGGTCACGACGGAAGTATTACCGTAGCGTTTGGTGACATCCGAGATCAAGTATTATTAGAATTTGAACAACGTATTTTTAGCAATCTAAAGAATGATGGCAACCCTCCTCCTTTAGTAGCCGAGGATGTAATTCCTGGCTATTTCCGCACTACAGATTATACACAAGCAGAAGTTACTCAAATTTTGGGTGAAAATTTCTTAGCCTGGGTTGGTGCCAACAAGTTAGACTATACCGCGCAGACGTACATTGCTGACAACGAATTTACCTACAACTACAGTCAAGCCGGCAACAGACTTGACCAAGCGCCATTGCTTGGCGCATGGCGCGGTATCTATCGTTACTTCTATGATACGTTAACTCCAAACATCACACCATGGGAAATGTTAGGACTAAGCGAACAGCCAGAATGGTGGGAAAATACCTACGGTCCAGCACCATACACTAGTGACAACTTGGTGCTATGGGAAGACCTAGCCGCAGGCTTAGTTAAGGATCCTGTTGTACCTTACATAAATCCCAAGTATATACGATCAGAATTAACTGATGTAATTCCTGTTGACAGTCAAGGACAGTTGTTGCCACCTTTCTACAGTGTTATGGGCGCTTACAATCCGCAGGGATTTGTTAAGAGTTGGCAAGTAGGTGACGGCGGCCCTGTAGAGGCGTCATGGTGGTCAAGCAGCAGTTATCCATTTGCTGTAATGCGATTATTAATCCTTACACGCCCGGCAGAATTCTTCAGCTTGTTTGCTGACCGAGACCTCTACAAATACAGTGCAGAATTCGATCAGTACCTCTACAAGGGTCGTTATAGAATACAGCCGCAAAACATACAAGTCTACGGCAATGGTGTCAGCAAAGCCAGTTATATTAACTGGATTGTTGACTATAATCAACAGTTGGGTATTGATAGCACCGACGCCTTAACCACAGACCTAGCCAATCTAGATGTGCGCTTGTGTTATCGGGCCGCGTCATTTATTACACAACAAAACTTGGCCATGTACTTGGAGAAAGGTAGTCCCAACAGCCAGAATAGCAGTTTGTTAATTCCTCCTGAGAGTTACAACCTATTACTATACAAAAATCAGCCATTTAACAGAATAAACTATAGTGCTGTGATTGTGGAAGTGGTTGATGGCGGCTACAGTGTGTACGGCTACAGCACTGTCAATCCATATTTTTCAACTCTGGCTAGCCAGGTTGCCGGCCTTACACAAACGCTTACAGGTGGAAACATATCAGTAACTGTTCCCAAACAGTACACCGACCGCACAGTACAAATACCCTATGGCTATACCTTTACCAACTTGACCAGTGTGGTAGATTTCTTATTGAGCTACGGACAATACCTGGCTAGTCAAGGACTCACATTTATCGCCCAGGAAAACGGCTATACCTTGAACTGGATTCAGATGGCTCAAGAATTCTTGTATTTTGCCAATCAGGGTTGGGCCACTGGGACAATTATCAACCTAAATCCTTCAGCTACTCAAGTTATATCATTCCGCGCTGGAGCAGTGGTAGATTCTATTGTGACCTACACTCCAGAGAATTTGCTGTTGGATCAAAATCGTCAGGCATTTAATGCTAGAAATTTGATTATCCAACGCGAAGGTAATACATTTACGCTTAACCCAGAACCTAGCGGTAATCAAACTATCAGTTATTTGCAATTGAAATTTACCGACTACGAAGATATGGTAGTGCTAGACAATCGCACAATCTTCAACGATTTGATCTACAACACTGTCACAGGTGAAAGACAAAGTCGTCTCAAACTGATAGCTGCCACAAGTACTCAATGGAACGGCACCTTAAATGCCCAAGGCTTTATATTAAATCAAAACAATGTGGTGGCATGGAAGGCCAATACCAAATATACTAAAGGCGACATTGTCATTTACAAAAATAGTTATTGGCAAGCCGCGACAATCGTACAGCCCAAACTCAAGTTTGAATACGCGGACTGGTACAAGAGCAACTATGATGCTGTACAACAAGGATTGTTGCAAAACTTGGCGACCAAGGCAGACCAGTTGGCCAACAGTTATAACACACAAACTGCAAACCTTAACAGAGATAACGACTTACTAGCCTATAACTTAATTGGATTTAACCCAAGACAGTACATGGTGGATTTAGATTTAAGCGATACTAGTCAGATAAGTTTGTATCAACAGTTTATTAAAACCAAAGGAACCACGCAGGCCACAGACTTGTTTACGCAGGTTAACTTTAACGAGTTGTCAGCACAATACAACATATATGAAAATTGGGGCATCCTGGTTGGAACTTACGGCGCCAATGCCAACCGCAGTTGGTTTGAAATTGCTCTTAATGAAGCGGTACTGACCGGTAACCCTAGTACGGTACAGATTGTTCAGCCAGGAACAGAAAGCCAAGCAGATCAGGCTATCTTGTTAAGCAATCTTTGGGCCGAAAGTTATGCAATACCTAACACCAACATCTTGCCAACAACCTACAGCACCGATTCAGACACTGCCTTGCCAACTGCAGGCTATGTCAATATCAATGATGTAGACATCACAGTATTCAATCTCAACGACCCCAACAACATTGCGGCCAATCTAAGCACAGTTGGCAACGGCACTACAATCTGGGTAGCACAAGACAACAGCTATGACTGGAACATTTATCAGTGTGCCCAGGTCACAGGTCGTGTGACACAAATCACCGATAATCTTAACGGCACCAGCCGCGCCCAGTTCAGCACCACAGTTGACCTTGCAGTAGGTGACTTAATAATTATTCGTTACTTCAGCGATGTAGTGGATGGTGTGTACCGTGTGTTGAGCCGTCCAACCATCGACACAGTAGTTATTCAATATGCATTTACCAACTCCAACCAGACCACACTCACTGGAGTAGGCATTGCCTTTTACCTACAAACCATGCGTGTGGCACAGGCAAGTGATGTTAGTACCTTGCCTTATGTAAATCAACTTATTCCTGGTGCCACAGCCTGGGTTGACAATGACGGATCAGGCCACTGGCAAGTGCTACAAAAGACCAATCCATTTGCGTCTATTGATACCTTGTCGGCAAACAATCCAGAAGTTAATTCATTGTTTGGTACCAGTGTGTCTCAAAGTGCCAATAATTACGCTTTATTAGTAGGGGCGCCTGCCGCTGCAAATGGCGCAGGATCAGTTTACACTTATCGTTTAGGCGACGTCAACGACTATGTAGAAAATACAGACCTATTACTGCTGGCCACAGACACTAGCGGCTACGGATGCAGTGTAGACTTTGGTAATCGTACCTGGGCAGTAGCTGGTGCAAATACCAGTAATTCTGGCGCAGGTTATGCCACAATACTTTATCTGGTTCCTGGCTCAAACGATTACATACAAACACAATTGTTAGTGGCACCAGATGAAAATTTTAGTGCTACTGGGTTTGGAACCGCGGTACAAATAAGCGACAACGAACGTTGGATGTATATTAGTGCGCCCGAGGCAAATCAAGTTTACGCATACGGCCGAGTTGATGTTCCTAATCAATCAGTAACTTATGTCACTGACGGAACAACAGCTACATTTGTCTACAACAATGATATCATGATTGATCCAACATATCCTGATCAGTTGTTAGTAACTTTTAATAACAGCTTGCAGGTGTATGGTACAGATTACATTATCAATGATGTTTTGGTTCAATTTTTAAACCCACCTAGCGCCAACAACGTTGTGCGTATCCGTCGTCGCTCATCAGTGCAGTTGGATTTTGAAACTTATCTTGGAGTAGTACAAAACAGCACCACAGGGGCAGGGTCTGGCGCCACATTCACCGTGACTAATACTCGCGGAGATTATTCAGTCAGCTTGTCAGCGCCCGGTATCAATTATGTAGTTGGCAATCAATTGACCATTAGTTACCTGCAGGTTGATCCCACAGGAAGTGCAGCCAACAATATTACTGTCACGGTTACTGAAGTCACTAGCGGTGGCATCACTGGATTTACATGGACGGGCAACGGAGTTGACAATACCTCAGTGTTTTCTTTAACAAATTACTTGTACACAGTGACCACGTATGACTCATTTACAGTACTTGTTGACGGCGTACTACAACGTCCTTATATTGATTACACATTCAGCAGTGGCACACTTACATTTGTCACTGTGCCGGCACCAGGTGCTATTATTGCGGTACAATCAGCTACTGTTGGTGCATATTGGCAGTATGTGAACACACTTGACTCTAATTACTATCCTATCACAGTTGATCCTAATGCCCAACTTGGCCACAGTCTTACTACCAACACAGTAGGTACTCAAATACTAGCAGGCGCACCGTATGACAGTGCTGTGGATGCTGAAGGAGATACCATTCCCAATGCAGGTGCAGTGTACGCATTTGATCGCAGTGTAGTCAGATACATAATCACCGATGCTTCCCAGCTAATCTACGCCATTCCGGGCGACTACGACAATCCTGTAGCAGTGGTATTAAACAATCAATACCTAACCGACACAGCTCAATATATCAACGGACAATTTACCATAAATGGAAGTACTATTGTGTTGTCCAGCTCGGTGTCCTTGACTGTAGGCGATACTTTAGAAATTGAAACTAACCAATTCCAATTTGTACAAAGATTCACGGCCGATAACGTAATCGACGAATCACAATTTGGTCACAGCATAGATATCTGCCCTACCAGTTGTAGTGTATATGTTGGCGCACCACTTGATTCCAGTGCTAGCGGAGTTCCACAAGCTGGTATGGTTGAGCGTCAGGTAAATCAGTCAAGGTTATATGGCATAATCACCAGCACTGTGGCCAACCCTACATTGATCGCTGGCGATACTATTCGCATTAACCATATAGAAGTTGCTGTGCCAAATAGTCCCAATAATACTGTAGCCGGACTAGTAGCAGCCATTAATTCTGCTGGTATACCTAATGTGGTAGCAGCCAACGCAACCAATGTTATATTAACTGGCGACGGCATAACAAAAATATTCAACGTTGGCAACATTTATTCTGCTGCCAGCGCATATACTACACTGGTCTACATTGATGATGTGTTACAAACTGCCGGAGTGAACTACTCCTATAACAATACCCTACAGCAGATTGCATTTGTATCAACTCCCGTTTTGGGTGCAGAGATTTTAGTAGTAGCTGGCCGCATGACAGTGAGTGTGATAAATCTTGCTGCAGCCGAACAATTTAACAAGCTCACGGTGTTGCCAGGAGTTGCCGCAGACGACAGCACCATTGGTTCAGCATTTTATGATCTTGGCTTTGTAACCTATGCTTACGCACAAACTATCACAAGCCCAGCACCTACAGATTTTGCACAGTTTGGTGCAGCAGTGAATGTAAATTCCAGTGCTACAAATCTAGTAGTAGGTGCACCCAATGGCAGCGTGTACGAACCTACTACCTTTGACGCTGGCAAAACATACTTTGATGATCGTAGCACTACATTCTTTGGATTTATTAGTAATTCTGGGGTGGTGTTTACATATGATTTCTTGCCTAGTGCCGACAGCAGTGTAGCCAATCCAGGACAGTTTGTATTTGGACAACAAGTATATACAACTACCTTGGCCACTGGAGACCTGTTCGGCACAGCAGTCAACTACAGAAACGGCAGATTGCTAGTGGGTGCACCTGGTAGCGATTTAGGTGATAGCACTGGAAATTACGGAGGTGTGTCAGTATTAAACAATGCCAACGATGCCGCAGTATGGCAAGTAATCTACTCTCAACAACCCATGGTTGATGTAAATCTAATTAATTCAGTGTACTCATATGATAAACTGTTAAACAGCACACAGACCTACTTTGATTTTATTGATCCCTTACAAGGTAAAATCTTGGGTGTAGCCCGCAGAAACATTGATTACATTGGTGCAGTAGATCCAGCCAGTTACAATACTGGAACAGTACACAACATAGGCACCAGCTGGGGCCCGTCACACGAAGGAGAAATCTGGTGGGATACCAACTCAGTTAGGTTTATTGATGCCAACCAAGACAATATAGATTATGCCAGCCGCAGGTGGGGTCAAGTATTTCCCGGCAGCACTATTGACATCTATCAATGGATTGCTAGTTCAGTGCCACCAGTCAACTACACAGGCACAGGCACCCCACTCAGCACTACCAGTTATACTGTTTACTCGTCCATTAACAATCAAGGGTTGTTAATCACAACATATTATTTTTGGGTGGCTGGAATCAACACTGTAGCAACTGCGCAAGGCAAAACGCTAAGTGCTACCGCCATTGCCAGTTATATTTTGAATCCGCTCAGCAGTGGCTTACCTTACATAGCAGCCTTGTCAGCCAACTCTGTTGCTATCTACAATGCTGACACCCTGTTGTCGGCCTTTGACACTATATTACACATTGAGTATGACCGGCAAGCTCCGGGTGGTGACAATGACATACACACAGAATATGCGTTCATTGCCGATGGCAAAGCTGATGCATTTTTAAATGCAAATTTATATCGTAAATTTTTAGACAGCTTTTGCGGTGTAACCACTGCAGGTGCCGCTGTACCAGATCCACTGTTGAGTCCGGGCATGCAATATGGTGTGCAATTCCGCCCACGTCAAAGCATGTTTGTTAATCGCTTTACGGCGCTAGAAAATTATCTAGGCTATGCCAACACTGTATTGGCGCAATATCCTATTAGCGAAACTCGCAGTTTTAATTTGTTGAATAGCAGCGAGCCTACTCCGGCTGCCAACACAGGTGCATGGGATTTTGAAGTGGCCACGTTGGAAATATTAGCTTATCAAGATCTCAATGTGGTGCCTATTGGCTATCTATACCTGGTACAAACTGACACAAGTCAGAATGGCCGTTGGACCATATACGAAGTTGCTCTTGGTACTCTACCTGGCGAACGTGTATTGAATCTAGTACAAGTACAAAACTACGACACTCCATTATATTGGAATTATATTAATTGGTACCTTCCTGGATACAACAGCAGTATTCAGCCTGTTGCAACAGTGGCGAACACAGCCGGACTACAAACTTTAAGTTTAAGTACAGCGCCAGTAGGTAGTAGTGTCAAGGTCACGGCCAACGGTCAAGGTAAATTTGAAATTTATCTGCGTACTGCGTTGGGATGGGACCGTGTGGGACTTGAGGATGGCACCATTGAGTTTAGTTCAGTGTTGTGGGATTATACTGCCGGCGGATTTGGGTTTGATGTTGAAGTGTTTGATGCCAATTATTTTGACCAAGAACCTGTAATCGAAACTCGTCAAATTATCAAAGCTATCAACGAAGAATTGTTCATTGATGATTTGCTTATTAATCGCAATCAAGCATTGATATTGACATTCAAATTTATATACAGCGAATTTACAAGCCCTAACTGGTTATTCAAATCCAGCTATATCAACGTGGATCACGTAATCCGCGGCCTGTTGCCGTATGAACTATATCAACCAGACAACCAAACTTTTGTGTTGGATTATCTAAACGAGGTCAAGCCGTACCACGTACAGAACCTTGCGTTTAACTTGATCTATGATGGCATTGACACATATCCCGGCGCATTAACCGACTATGATGTACCTGCCTACTGGAACACCACATTGGATCTTCCACAATTTATAAGTCCAGTATTAACACCGTACACCTACAGTGACAGTGTCAATCAATCATTCATCAGTGATGCTGCCAGCAACGCACAGATATGGTTAGAGCGTCCCTGGAGTGACTGGTTTAATAACTATACTTTGAGCGTAGACAGCATTGCTGTGATTGATACCACAACTACATATGTCACAGTGCCAGTTATAACTATCGGTGCTGAATGGCAAGCCAATACGGCATACACGGTTGGAGAGCAAATTGCTTATCGAAACAATCTTTACACTGTGACTGTGGCTGGAACTACCAACAGCACAGCGCCAACCGTTACCGCAGGCAGTGTGGTCAACGGCACCGTAACGTTAACCTACACAGGCCCACGTGCCCAGGCCACAGCCGTTCTCAGAGCCAATCGCACCATATCCACCGTTACCGTAACAGTCGCTGGATCTGGTTACTTAACTACTCCATTAATTGCTATTAACGGGACATACCCTAACTTTACCACATCCGCTATAAAATTAGTGCCGGTGATGGGTAACAATTTAGTCAGAAGTATCAAGACCACTATCAAGTACGACCGTTATCAATATGTCACTACCATTTATGAATGGCAAGCAGATGTAGTGTATGCTGAAGGTGAACAGGTGCGTTGGAACAACCTTGTTTGGTCGGCTGATGCCACGCAATCGTCTTCTGTTTTTGTTGTTGAAGATTGGACCTTGGTTGATGCCGACTCATTGAGTGGTGTAGATCGCACCATGGGATTTTATGTCCCCACAGTTAACATGCCTGGACTTAGCTTGCCACTGTTAATTGACGGAGTTAGCTATCCAGGCGTACAAGTTGATGCTCCAGACTTTAATCAAAATACTGGATTTGACGTAGGCAATTATGATATAAATCCGTTTGACAATATCTCGTTTGATGAAAACGGTCGCCCAACCTACGACCCAGCAATCTTGGATGCTCGCTATTCGAGCCAATACATAGACCCATATCTTGGCACCAGAGCCACAGACATCAATGTGGATGGTGGCGAGTATGTTGGTCCTTACAGCAGCCATGCTCCAGAAGAGTTGGTGCCAGGTAGTGAATTTGACACCCTGGATCTACGTGTATACACACGCCCTGGAGCAGACTGGTTGCAACGCGGCCACGGATTTCCAAGTGCCAACGTCAAATACACCTTGAGTTTGTCCGAATTAAGTTTGAGCTTTGCTGGGTTGTTGCCATACACAGCACTGGTAACTGTAGCCAATCAAACTCAAAGTATAGATTTGCATTTGGGTAGTGATTACACAGTGGATTATGTGGCCCAAACTGTAACTATGATACCCGGTGGTAATGTACAGGCAGGCAATGTGATTGTAATCACTGCCTATGAAATTGGTGGTGGCAACCAACTTTATAAAAATATCTACAACGGTGCCGATGTAGGTAATACTGTGACTGTACCTGTGGCTTATTACACTGCTACTGGGTCTGAACAAATACAAGAATTTGTGATCTTTGTAAACGGTGTAATAACCACAGATTATACCTATGCCGCAGATGGCGACCAGAATACAACTGTTACCTTTGATACAACCTACACCAACACTGACAGTATTACCTTGTATGTAATTGCACCTACTGTGGTAAATGCTACTACAATTGATTATAGTTGGAGTATGCCGCAAACTCAGTTGATTAATGGCGTTACTTCTGTATTAACTTACACCCTTGACAATAATCTTGAGTATGTGAATCCAGACAGCGTAATAGTCACAGTCAACGGTGTCCGTGCTAGGACCGCCGCCGGAATACGTCATATTGGTGATGGCAGCACTGCCTATACCTTGCCAGACAGATTGGGATTCAGTCAGTCTTTAATTGTAGACAACGAAGTGCATGTGTATGTTGATAATGAGCCACAAATTTTACTTGTAGATTTTATATTAGAACCCTACGACGGTACACCAAGAGAAGTGATTTTTATTACAGAACCACCTGTTGATTCTGAAATATTGATTTATGTAATAACCAATACTCAATGCTATGTCAACGGTAATCAATTAGTGTTTAACTTGGGCAACGGACTTGTTCCGGTTACTGGCGATGTGATAGCTGTTACAACATGGAATGATACACGCCAACAACAAATATTAAGTCAGTGTTTTGTTGGACCAGTAACCACAGGAGTTACAGTAGTAGAACCATACGACAGTACTGACTTTGATGTTGGACTTATTACCAATGCCCCGGGCAGTTACGATTATAGTTCTGGAATTACTGTAACTGCAAACAATCTTGATATGGGTGTTGTAATAACAGACCCAGATCGTCTATTGGTATCATTAAATGGTCGTAGGTTATTTAATAATATTGGATTCACTGTGAGCGGAACTGAGGTAATTTTAACTTCAGGAATATTGAGTGCTGCAGACGTGGTTATGATAACACAGTTCACAAATTTTGTAGTGCCGGAAAGCATGGCCTTCCGCATATTCCAAGACATGCGTGGAGTACAGGCTACCTACCGTATCACTCCAGAAACCACTACTACAACCACAGCTGCTGTGACTGTCAATGCTGATATAATTTATGTAGACAATGCCAATACGCTAGCCGAACCTAATTTTGATATCAACGTTTGGGGAGTTGCAACTATAGACGCTGAACGTATTATGTATCGTTATAGAGACACTGTAAACAATACTATCAGTGGATTGATGCGTGGCACAGCTGGCACCGCCGTTACAGCACATGACAATGGCGCTATAGTTTACAATATGGGCCGAGGTAACTTGTTACCAGAACAATATCAAGATTACATTGTAAGTACCAGCACATTAGGTGATGGAACCACTACTGTGTTTACAGCAGACAATATCAATTTAACTCCTGAGGACAGTACGTTACGCTTGGATGCACTTGAAGTATACGTGGGCGGATTCAAACAATCAGAACACTTTATTGGCGACGGTAGCACTGTTGGATTTGCATTAACTGGAATAGTTGCATTGACAGATTCAATTGTAACTGTTAACGGAGCAGTGCAAACCAATGTTACAGATTACTCAATAACAGAAACAACGTTGACATTTGTGACTGCTCCAGAAGCTGAATCCATAGTTCAAGTTTCTGGCTACACACTTGTTGCTAGTAACCCAGCTGAAATTGTGTTTGAAACAGCTCCTGCTACTGGTTCCGAAGTAACCATGCTAGTGCGGCGCGGTGTTACCTGGTATGAGCAAGGAACCGGCACTGCCAGCAATGGTAATCCGTTGCAGATTACCGAAACACAGGCCGCAAGGTTTTTACGGGGCCTATAATACAGGTAAATAAATTACAATGAGCGATACTACTAAACAACCAACTCCTGCAACAAAACGCCCTAATGAAACTGGGTCTATTAGTGTTGAAGGATTCGTAAAGATTTTTGATCCAAAAACCAAACAAGTATTTGTGGAGAAACGAGCATGATCCAACCAGGCCTATGCAAAATTGAAGGGTTTGTCAAAATTACAGATCCTGCCACCGGCGCAGTCTTGTTGGATAAAAAGAACGCAATTCACTATGAAAATATCAGTATCTGCATGGCCAATACGTTAGCTGATAGAAACACCGGATACATTTATAAAATGGCCTTTGGCAACGGCGGAAGTGCTGTAGATCCCACAGGTGTTATTACCTATTTGCCGCCAAACACCACTGGACAAAATGCCAGCCTGTATAACGAAACCTACAGCAAGGTGGTTGATGATAACTCAGCTGCCAACACAGATCCTGCCAACAACTACATGACTGTGGTACACACATCGGGCAATGTGTACACCGATATTATAACCACTTGTTTGTTGGATTATGGCGAGCCTGCTGGACAACAAGCATTTGATAACAGCACCAATTTTAATGGTGAGTATGTGTTCGACGAGCTAGGGTTACAGTGCTGGAATGGAAGTGCTAGTGATTTATTATTGATCACCCATGTAATTTTCCACCCCGTACAAAAGAGTTTAAATCGTCAGATACAGATAGATTATACTTTGCGTATTCAAACATTAACTAACTTGAGTGCGGCATAAATATGAGTATATTATTTTGCGGTAAATACATGAATACGGAGCAATAAAATGTCATATACAATTAATTTAACAGATGGTGCATTATTTGCTACCATAGCAGACGGTACAATCAATACCTCCAGCTCAATGACCCTAGTGGGTAAAAACTACGCTGGATACGGTCAATTTTTAGATACCAACTTTATCCACCTGTTAGAAAATGCATCAAACACCACCGCACCAGGCGCACCACTTACTGGTCAACTTTGGTGGGATTCTGGCAACAGCTTAATGAAGGTGTATACTGGCACTAACTGGAAAACTATTAGTAGTGCTACTTCTAGTTCAACTGCCCCAACCAACAACGTAACTGGTGACTTATGGTACGACACTACAAACCAACAATTAAACGTATGGACCGGCACAGCTTTTTTATTAGTCGGGCCACAATTCACAGCCGGCCAAGGCACCACTGGTGCTATTGCAGCCACAATTACAGATAACACAAGTGTTGCTCACACTGTTATTGAATTGTTTGTAAACGACAGTATTGTAGGCATTATCAGCAAGGATGCAACTTTTACCCCTGCTGTTGCAATTACTGGATTCACCACAGTGCGTCCTGGTATAACTCTAGCAACTATAATTGGAAGTCAAGTTCCATTATTTCAAGGCACAGCCACTAACTCACAATATTTAGACAACTTGGGTAGTAGTAGTTTTATGCGCTCTGATGCTAACACTAGCACAACTGGCACCATGTCAGTACTTAATAATACTGGTCTAGCAGTTGGTTCCAGCAGTAACTTTAGAGTTTCAGTAGCTGTTAACGACGTTACAATAAGAAATCAAACATCGGGTGGCAATCTGTATTTTGGCGTCAATGTTGCAGGAAACACAACACCAACCTTGACCATGTTTGGCGCCAATGGTGCTATCAGCGGCAATCAAATCAACGCCAACTATGCCGACGTTGCAGAACGCTTTGAAGCCGACGAAGTTTTGCTTCCGGGCACTGTGGTTGAGCTGGGCGGCTCAGCAGAAATCACCCAAGTTTCTGCTGAATTAAGCGAAAAAGTGTTTGGAGTCATAAGTACACGAGCAGCATATTTAATGAACAGTTTGGCAGGCTCAGACGCTACACATCCCCCAGTTGCAATGACTGGACGAGTTCCTGTTAATGTCGTTGGATCAGTGCTGAAAGGCGACAGACTGGTCAGTGCCGGCAACGGACAGGCAAGAGCTGCACAAGTAGGTGAGGCCACAGCATTTAATGTAATTGGCCGCGCACTTAGAGATAAGTTAGACACAGGCGTAGGAACTGTGGAAGCTATAGTAACAATTAAATAATACCAAGGATCGAACAATGACTTACTCATCAGGCGGATTAATACAAGCAACAGACTACAACGGGTTTGTTAGTACTACATCGGGCGCTAACGTCAACGCAACATGGAGCACAGGCAGTACCAATACTGGTTGGGGTCAAACAGCACTCAACACAGTGAGTGCTGGCGGAACAGTAACAGCAACTCAGTGGGCCAGTTTGGTTAACACACTGTCCAGTATGGGTAGTCAAACCGGTACAGCGATTACAGCAAGAAGTGCGCCAACTGCAGGCCAAACAATTAGCGTATTGGCCGCTGTCAACACAGACTTGACCAACTGCTTTAACAATCGTGGTAATGCAGTAGCTTCGGGTACACAGTTTGGCACATTCTCTGGAACAACCAGCAAAACTACAGCCACAGGATCAGGCCAAGCAGCATGGACCATTACATTTACACACACTGTTACCTTCCCAAGTGCTGATCAAACACGTTATTTCTTTAACGCTGGTGGTATTATAAGAATTAATTATGGTAAGAGTAGCACAGGCACAGACGCTGACCCAGACTGGAACACGCTTGCTGGCTGGGTCGGCAGTATCAACCTCACCGGCGGTGCGCAAACTATTGCTGCACAGGCCTACACAGGTACCACACGTATAGGCGGCACAGGCGGCACACAGACTACATTAGCCACAGGCACAGGGTGGTATGCACTTACTGGCTCACCTACTACTATATTCCAACTAAACAATTCAGGCGCAACTTACACAGGTGAGTTTATTCGTACCACTGCCACAGCAACATCCGCCACAGTGTTGACCTTGGTTACCACCTGGGTCAGTGACGGCTCTAGTGGCGCAGGTACTAGTGCTAATATTTCTGGCGGCACAGGGGTGTCCAGTCCAGCAACCTCAATTGGTGCTGCAACAGCACCAACCACTTTGGTTACTTATATTCCGCCAAGCACAACATACCTAACCAACACCTGGGGTACTCCAAGTATTGCGGCCAGCGTAAGTTAATAGCCATACCAGCTTTACCAAAAGGGTCTTAGGACCCTTTACTTTTATCTTCTTTTGTAGTATAATAAATCCATGGATACCAACGAACTTGTAGCTCACGGTCGTAGCCGTTTTGAACACGCGGCCGCACGACGCACTCTTAAAGAAAAATATCAAGCTAAATTTATATTTGCGCATGCTGGCGGCATGTGGCAAGCGGGTCCAGAACTGCTGACCACATTAAAATGTTGTACTGGTAGCGTGGTGATATTAGATCTATACGAAACACCTGTGCAAGTTGATGCTGAAGAGTTTTACGAACAAGTATTACAACGCTGGCAAGAACAACTTAATGCGTGGTTAGTAGAATACGAAGAGCTTAATCAAAAAAGATGACAACAGGTGCATTAATATTTGCCCGCAATAATGAGAAGATTGACTATGAGGCAATGGCTCGCTGGTCGTCTAAAAATATTGAACGACATCTTGGTATACCAACACACATTGTAACCGATGATTCTGCACCATCTACTAACACAAGACACTTTACAGATGTTGGTCCAGTTACATGGCACAATCTCAATCGCATGGATGCGTATCGACTGAGCCCATGGGATTGCACTCTAGTGCTGGATGCAGACTATGTAGTGGCTAGCGATCAGTTACAATGTGTGCTAGACATAGACCAAGATTTTTTAGCGCATCGCTGGGCGTACGATATTACCGGCAACAACAACTTTGAAGGGCTCAATTACTTTGGCGACAATCGTATGCCTATGTGGTGGGCAACTGTAATGATGTTTCGTCGTAGTCGACACGCAGAATTAATTTTTGACTCAATGCAGATGATCCGAGACAACTGGACTCATTATAGAAATTTATATAAAAATACAAATGCAACCTATCGTAACGACCATGCGCTGAGTATTGCCCTAGGCATAGTTAACGGGCATACATTAGATCACCCTGGTATTCCTTGGGCATTGGCCAGTTTAACACCCGATCATAAATTAACACAGCTTGATCGAGACAGTTACAGAGTAGATTTTGTAAACACAGAGAATAACCTACGCTGGATAACATTAACACAAGATTTCCATGCCATGGGCAAACAACAACTAGGAGCTATTGTTGCCAATCCTTGCTGAACGCGGTTACTTGATACCAGCCATCGATACAGACACTGTTGACTATTTGTGTTGCGCAGCACAGTTGGCTCACTCTATTCGACAATGGCATCCAGACGCCAATATTTCTGTGCTAACTGTAAAGAAGTGTAGTGACCCAGTGTTCGATCACGTGATTCCGTTGCCGTACGGTGATCAAGGCGGCTATTCCAATGATTGGCAAGTGTTTGCAGCCAGTCCGTATCGACAAACTATTAAATTAGAAGCAGACATGATTTGTACTAGCCCTATAGATCATTGGTGGACCTTATTCGAACACCGTGATGTTGTGGTAAGTCACTGCGCCAGGACATTTTATGATCAACCTGCAGAATCAAGATACTACAGAAAAATATTTGACGCTAATCACTTGCCAGATGTTTACAATGCCATTACCTATTGGCGGTTAAGCAAAACTGCCAAAGAGTTTTTTAATATAGTGCGCCAAATCTTTGAGCAGTGGGATAGTTATAAGAAGATTTTAAAATTTCCAGACGATATGCCAACCACAGATGTAGTGTATGCCATGGCCGCAGTGATCATGGGTCCGGAGCAAGTGACTTTGCCTGCAGGTCTGGGTCCCACCATAGTACATATGAAACGTCATATCAATCCTATACAAAGTAATGATTGGACCAAGGAATTAATCTGGGAAAACAATCCGTTTAGAATTAATACTGTGGCACAGTGGGGGCTGGTACATTATCATGTTAAGGGGTGGACAAATGAATGAAGAAGAATTTTGGGTAATTTTACAGGCCATGCCAGCCCCTATTCCTACATTTTATAGATTGTATTATAATGATGATGGATCTCCTATTATCTACAGCATGGAGAACTTGCCAGGTAATTACATAGAAGTTGATCAATCGATCTACGTATTGGCCCCTTTTAATGTTAAGGTAAGTGACGGTAAACTGGTTTATATCAAACCGGTAATCACTGTTAAAAAATTACAACCCAGCACGGATGGTACTGCATGCGACCCTCAAGATGTGTGCATAGTAGTCAATACTGATCAACCGCACATAAAATGGACAAAAGTAAGCAATGAACTCAATTGATATAGCAGATTTAGACTGTGTATTTTTAACATATGATGAGCCCAACAAAGAAGAATCGTGGGTTAAAATCAAAAACATGGTGCCTTGGGCTACTCGTGTAGACGGAGTAAAAGGTAGCGATGCTGCACACAAGGCAGCCGCTGATGCTAGTAACACAGATCAATTTGTACTAATTGATGGCGATAATATACCAGATCCAAAATTTTTTAACCTTACACTTGATGCAGACGAGGTATGTGTTTACCGGTGGCGTGCCCGTAATCACATTAACGGATTAATGTATGGCAACGGCGGACTGAGCATATGGTCTAAAAAATTCGTTTATAACATGCGCACTCACGAAGCAAGCGATGGTGCAGCAGAAAATGATGTAGAGTTTTGTTTTTATCCTAACTACTATGCCATGCACGATTGCTATTCAACTACATATCCTAATGGTTCGGCTTTCCAAGCATGGCGAGCTGGATTTCGTGAAGGTGTTAAAATGTGTTTGAATAAAGGCGCTAGACCCACCTTACAAGAATTTAAACAACGTGTACATCAACGCAATCTAGATCATTTGACCATATGGCACAATGTAGGACGTGATGTAGACAACGGTATTTGGGCTATTGCAGGTAGTCGTATGGGCACGTATATGACCATGATCACTCCGCAGTGGGACTATCGTGCGGTGCAAGATTTTTCAGCACTAGAGGATTTGTGGATTACAGTCAAAAATCAAGATCCAGAGTTGTTAGCTGGGCACGTAGGAGAGCCGTTAGTAGAACAATTAGATTTACCCGTTACCATGATAGGCCCAGCCGAAAGTAAATTCTTTAAACATCATTATAGATCAAATTGGCACAATCAAGGTGTTACGGTTAAAGAAATTGACGTTATCAGGAGTCAGGAAGGGTGGTAAACAAAGGCGACCAAGTCACTACAAATTTTAAATCTAAATTCTTAAGTAGTGCAGAAGAAATGAAGGACAATCTGGGTTTTGCACTGTGCCTGGCCAAATGGAAACAGGTTAGTCTACACCTGCCCACAGGACTCAACAACTCCTGCTACCATCCGCCATTGCACGCTATAGATGCAGACCTTTTAAAAGACAATCCTAGTGCGCTACACAACACTCCGCACAAAAAAGAGCAACGTAAAATCATGCTGAAACAAGAACGTCCTACGGAGTGCGGCTATTGCTGGGCCATGGAAGATAACAACAAGTTATCAGATAGACACTACCGTAGTGGAGAGCCTTGGGCCGCCAAAGACTTTGGCATTATTGTAAATTCAAACGGAGATGAAGATGTCGTTCCAAGTTACGTTGAAGTTAATTTTAATCATGCTTGTAATCTTGCATGTAGCTATTGCAGTCCGCAGTTTTCGAGCACCTGGCAACAGGAAGTTAACACCCATGGTGGATATCCTACTTCAACTATCCACAATGATCCTAGCCACTTCACTGGGCGTAATTGTCCTATACCAGTAAGAGAACACAATCCTTATGTAGATGCTTTTTGGCAGTGGTGGCCTACCTTGTATCCAGAACTAGAACACTTTCGTATGACTGGTGGTGAGCCCATGTTGGACAAGAATACCTATCGTGTTTTTGACTATGTGTTGGCCAATCCCAAACCCGACTTGCATTTGAATGTAACCAGCAACTTTAGCGTAGATGAAAAAAGCTGGCAAAAGTATAAAGCCTATGTAAAAGAATTATGCGAAGGCGAGAAGATTGAACACTTTATGCAGTATGTTAGTTTAGATAGCTTTGGTGACCAAGCAGAATACATCAGACACGGGCTTGATTTTGATTTGCTATGGGATCGTGTTAACCAATTTTTAACAGAGATTCCTGGCCGTAACAGTATAACATTCATTGTGACCATGAATAATCTAAGTGTAACAGGTCTTCCGCATTTGTTTGCTGGCATACTTGGACTTAGAAAGTTATACAGCAAAACCTATCAACGTGTATGGTTTGATACTCCTGTGCTACGCACACCTACCTGGCAAAGCCTACAACTACTGCCAGAAAGCTATGTGGACCAACTTGAACAACTATGGGCTTGGATGATCAGACAAATTGAAACAGAACAAACAAGATTCCAAGGATTCAAAGACTATGAACTGGCCAGATTAGATCGAGACATTGCCTGGATGCGTGATGGGCAGAAATTAAATGTAGAGTATATTCAAAAAAATAAAGCAGACTTTTACCGTTTCTTCGCAGAACACGATCGCAGACGCGGCACTGATTTTTTTAAAACTTTTCCTGAAATGACTGCTTGGTGGAAAGAATGTGAGTATCATGCTCGGCAATCGTAAACTAGTATTAGATACGTTTTGTGAAGTATACGATTTGCTTGAGCCGTGTATGGATCATGATTTTTGGGATTTTTCAACACATGAAATTATTTCAGGCGCTGTGTATCTAGTTAGCCGTAAAGAAGTGTTAAAAAATATTAACAAAGTAAGAGCCATTGCCGACAGTGGCCAGGCGCTACTGGTGTTTAGCAATCCAGCCGAAGGCAGTGAAACTCTAGCAGGACAATGTGCCAATGCCAGAATACAGGATCTAGCGCATGATAAAAAAATATTAATTATTGGCGGCGGCGATATGGATGCCAGGTGGCCTTGTTTGCAGTACGATAGCTTTTTGCCTAAAATATTAGACTATGATGAAAATCTTGCGGCGGCCAGCAGAAGTAATGAAATCTATTCCAACTCTGTTAAACCTTACAAGTTTTTATTTCTTAATGGACGTACAAGGCCGCATAGAAAATATCTGTTGGAGCAGTTTAAACTGAACGGACTACTGGACAGTGCGTTATGGACCAATCTAGATACTACAGATGCACACAACCGACAATTAAAACTATTCCATAATGGTATAGATCTTATGCGCAATTGTATGCCAATCCAGTTGTTACCGCCCAATTATGAATATGTTGACTACGCCGATCCAATGGATCCGGCTGCCGATAATGTGAGTTTTGTTAAAAATTATCTATTTAAACACACCTGGGGAGAAATATATCTTCGCGCAGAACCATACATCGACACTTACTTTAGTCTAGTAACTGAAACGGTGTTTGATTATCCTTATAGTTTTAGAACAGAAAAGATATGGAAACCTATAGCCATGGGACATCCATTTATAGCAGTAGCCAATCAGGGGTACTATAAAGACCTACATCGGTTAGGATTTAAAACATTTGGGCATGTAATTGACGAAAGTTTTGATTGCATTGAGAATAGTCAAGAACGAATTGAACGCATAGCACAAGTGGTTGAAGAGCTATGTCAACAAGATCTTGCAAGTTTCCTTGAACAGTGTTATAATACATGTAAATACAATCAGAATCACCTAGCAGAGATGCGGCTAAAAGTACGACAAGAATTCCCCGATCGTTTTACACAATTTATTACACCTTACATCAATGACTGATTTAGATTTTAAACATCAAGTATTAGACACTAAAAGTGCCAGCTTCTGCGCGGCCAAATGGTACAATGCTACCATATGGTTGGGCTCAGGGCAAACCACCAGTTGTCATCACCCGCCTGCACATGCTATAGATGCAGAAGAGATCAAAACTAATCCCAGTGCCATACACAACACAGTAGAAAAGAAAATAGATCGGTTAAACATGCAGTTGGGTAACAGACCCAAGGGATGTGAATACTGTTGGAAGATTGAAGACATGGGGCGAGATGCTATCTCAGACCGTGTATACAAAAGTCGAATTTATCCTATAGAGGCCCTAGATGAAGCATACCAAACCCCACACCAAGCTGATGTCAATTTACGCACACTTGAAATTGCATTCGATCGCACTTGCCAATTCGCTTGTAGCTATTGTAACCCTGCTTTCAGTACCACATGGGTTAACGATATCCGGCGTAACGGGCCTTATGAGCGCCTGGTGTCTGATGGGCGTGGCCACTTTACTCATGCTCACGATCATAGTCAACTATACCGGTTTGGTGAAACTAACCCCTATGTTGAAGCGTTTTTTGCTTGGTGGGAAACAGATCTACACAAAACTCTCCAAGAGCTGAGAATCACTGGCGGTGAGCCGCTTATGAGTGGCGACACCTGGAAACTGATTGATTGGTTTAAAGAGAATCGAGGACGTAGTAAGACCCGGTTAGCAATTAACAGTAACCTAGGAATGGACTCAATCAAGTTACAAGAATTTATTGCCAAGATTGAAGACATTCCACACTTGGAAATATACACCAGCATGGAAGCCATTGATGCTCAGGCTGAGTATATTCGTGACGGGCTAGACTACAATCAATGGATGCACAATATTCAAGAATTGTTAGAGCATGATGCAATCAAGGCTGTGCATTGTATGTGTACCATCAATGCTCTTTGTCTTGACAGTTTGGGTATGTTGTTAGACCAGTTGATAAAACTAAAACAAGTATATGGACGAGAGCGAGTAAGTTTTACACTGAACATTTTGCGTTTTCCCAGCTTTCAAAGTCCATTGGTGTTGCCTGATAATTTACGCACACACTATAAAGAAAAACTACAAAATTTCTTAGACCACAATCGCAATAATATATTCATGCATGAGCATGAGCTTAACCATTTGCAGAGATTAATTGATTATCTGGACATAGTTAAAACGCCACACAGTGACGCATTTGACATGCCAAAACTACACAATGATTTTAAACAGTTCTTTACACAATATGATCAGCGTCGTAACAAGGATTTTGCTCTGACATTTCCTTTATTAGCAGACTGGTACAACACATTATGAGCGAAAAGAAAATTATAGGCAAGTACAACTGGCAAGATCGTGTGCCCAGTTATATTCCGTTAGAAGATCTCACTGAGCAACAACAGCATAGACTGATGGAATCAGACACATTTTGTATGTTGCCTTGGATACACTTACATGCATGGCCCGACGGTCGTGCTTATCCTTGTTGTTTGGGCAAGGCCGAACACCCTGTGGGCAATTTTAAAGAAAAACCCATGCGGGACATATGGAACGATGCGCCCATGCGAACCATGCGTCAGAACATGCTGGAAGACAAGCCTTGTGCAGAGTGTGGTGATTGTTACGAGCAAGAAAGCTTTGGATTTGCCAGTATGCGCAACAACAGCAACAAAAACTTTGGACAACACATAGCAGAAGTAGACGCTACCTTGCCCGACGGTAGTTTGCCTGATTTTAAACTGCACTATTGGGACGTTCGCTTCTCCAACATCTGTCAACTCAAATGCCGTAGTTGCGGCAGTATATTCAGTAGTCGCTGGTACGACGACGATGTCAAACTTTGGGGCAAAGAACTACGTCCGCGTGTACAGTTTGCAGGCCGACACGAAGAAGATGTGTGGGAGCAGATGCAAGAACATGTTCCGCACCTGGATCAAATATACTTTGCCGGCGGCGAGCCGCTAATCATGGAAGAGCATAATCGCATACTTAAATTGTTAATAGAAAAAGGCAATACCAATGTTAGACTAATTTATAATACTAACTTGAACGAGTTGCGCTACAAACGAGAAAGTGTACTGGACCTGTGGAAACAGTTCCCCGCAGTGTGTGTGGCCGCCAGTTTGGATGACATGGGTGCTAGAGCTGAAGTCATACGGTCAGGAACAGACTGGGCACAGGTAGAGCAGAACATACGTGACCTGAAGGAGCAATGTCCGCATATAGACTTTATGATCAGCCCCACCCTAAGCATGATGAACATATGGAACTTTACACGTTTTCATCGTTACATGGTAGAATCCGGGTTCATTGCGGCACAAGACTTTAACCTAAACATCTTGCAAGGACCGCAGGACTATCGTATAGACATGTTGCCCGCAGATATTAAACAACAATTTAAACAAGACTTTGAACAACATATAGCTTGGCTAGAACCCATAGATGGCATACAACGTGCCATTGGCGGCTTTCGAGGTGCTATAGAGTTTATGATGGCCATTGACAATAGTCATCTGCTTCCAGACTTTTGGCGCACAGTAAACGACTTGGATTGGGCACGTAACGAAAGCCTACTGGCAGTGGTGCCGGAACTGGAAGCAATTGTCAAATATCGTCCAGAAGAACAGCGTTTGCCCACTGGACGTGCTCACAGAATACTCAAACACAAATGAACATACCACATGACAAATTTTGTGTATTGCCTTGGGTCAGTTTAGAAACCAGTCCTGTTGGCACTGTACGTCCTTGTTGCCTGGCCGAAGATGAGCTGGTCGACGATGATGGTACAAAGTTTAATCTGGCCCATGCTGAGTTCAGCGCCATACAAAACAGCTCAAGTATGCGACAACTCAGACAAGACTTTATTGATGCAAAGCAACCACAAACATGCAGAAAGTGCTGGAGAGAAGAACGTGCAGGCCGTACCAGTAAACGTATGCATACACTAGATAGACTCAAGCACATGCTGGATCACGAGACAGAGTGGACAGCTGCAGCCAAACCCCTGATGTTTCTAGATCTCAAGCTGGGCAATATATGTAACTTAAAATGTCGTATATGTGGATCGTGGAGTTCAAGTACGTTTGCCGCAGAAGAACTCAACTGGCTAGGGCCAACGGCCGATCGTAAAGCCAGCCATCATTACACCATGTTGAAACAAGGAGCATGGCCCAGAGAGAACCCTACGTTTTGGCGTGAAATAGAACAGATAAGTGATCAAATTCGGTACATAGAGTTTACCGGCGGTGAACCTTTTATGATACAAGAGCACTTTGATATGTTACAAGGACTGGTTGACCGTGGGCTGGCAGGCAGCATCGAAATACACTATAACACAAACGGTACACAATGGCCAGAACAAGGACCTGCTATATGGCGTCACTTTAAACTGGTAGAAATAGCGTTTAGTATAGATGATGTAGGAGCACGTTTTGAATATCAACGCAGCAATGCTGTATGGACCGAAGTAGAAGCTAACATAGCCCGCTTTAGACAACTGCGTCGAGAATTGTCCAACATACGCTTACAGGTATGTTCAACAGTGAATGTGTTTAACGTGCTATACTTGCCAGAATTGGCAGAGTGGAATTACGCACAGGGCTTTGACTATGTGTATTGGAATATGATGCACGAAGCCTACTACTTTAGCGTCAGTACCTTGCCCGAAGGGGCCAAGTCTGCTATCACAACCCGACTACGCACCAGCGGGAGCGTGAGCGACGCCGCGCAAGCAGAGTTCGATCGCATAGTGGCATTTATGACAGCAGGTGCAAGCCTAGACGGCCAACTACTACGTATGAAAATAGCAGATCTAGATCGCAAGCGTGAGCAAGATCTTAGAACTGTACAACCCGAGTTTGCTGACTTGATCAACTACCCAGGTCCACATGGATAAGCTGTGTCTAGCACCTTGGGTACACACATACGTTAGCCCACAAACTGAACGGCGTATGTGCTGTGCATCAAGAGAACCTGCACAGAGCTTTGAGCAGTACATAGACACTGCTGCAGGCACAGGTGAGTACCGGCCCCAAACATTAGAACAGCATTGGAACAGTGATCACATGCGCAGTGTTAGACGCCGTATGATGGCCAACGAAACCCTGCCAGAATGTGCTGTATGCAACGAACAGTTACTGAATACAGACGTGTATCGTAGTTACTTTAACAGAATGTTTGGGCACTTGCGTGACGCAGTATTGGCTGCCACAGACGACGCAGGATCGACAACTGCCCTACCTGTAAGCTGGGACTACCGCTTCTCAAACTTGTGCAACTTTAAATGTCGTACATGTGGGGATATGTTGAGCAGTAGCTGGGAAACGGAACAGCGTACACATGCCATGATTGACTGGACCAACCCTAAGAATTCATGGATGCAACCTGCTGTACGTGAATCGATAACAGCATTCCAAGACACACAAATCGAGCAGGAGTTCGGTGACGCTGTAGAACAGCATAGAGTAGAAGAAGTGTACTGGGTAGGTGGCGAACCGCTCATGTACGAACAACACTGGCGCTACATGCAACGCATAGTGGCCCTGGGAGACGGTCCACGTGTGTATGCACGTTACAACACCAACCTTAGCAGGGTCAACTATCGGGGTGTGAACCTGTACACAGATATCTTGGCACATGTACGTGACTGGCAAATATGCGCCAGTCTGGATGGCACAGGACGTGTGGGAGAGTATATACGCACAGGGTTGAACTATGAGTCATGGCGGGCAAACTTTGAACAAGGCCTACAATACGCACGGAACCGTAGACAAATGCGTATAGACTTTACACTCACACTGCCCGGTTTATTTGAAGTCCAAAACATACAACAGTTAGCTGATGAATTTGATGTGGACATCCTGGCCAAAGTCATATTCAGTTTTAGCCCAGATATTATCTTAAGCCCATTGGCACTGCCGCGTGACCTGCTGGACCGTACAGTGGATCGTTTAACAGCCGACTTACCCGCAGGCGCACTACACGACGTGTTACAACAGCTAAAACGCAGGCCCACCTTTAGTGAACAATGGAACCACGGCGAAGCCGCAGCGCAGCTAGCAATGGGCAAACGAAGAATACAACAACTGGAACGCATACGTGGCGACACGTACACACTGGCAGATATACTGCACGAAGACCCTGAAATAGGAGCATGGTATGATGGCATTGCTTGATACTGTAGAACTAGACTTGACAGACTTGACTGTGTACATTGATGTGGTGGACAACAGTCTTAGTAGAAAATGGTTGACCGCTTTAAATGGTGTAATAGAGCAGGGTCTACACTTGGAAAAGAACTACTGCTGGTTGGGCTGGGCCGAAGGTCCACGCACAGGTGACTACTTGATAGCTGCCATCAACTCCAGCATAGCTGCCGTCAATGCCAGTGCAATAGACTACCGAATAGATCATACCTTTACCATGCAACGCAGTGTCACAGCAGCCGGTGGTGTTGACCATGCAGAATTTAACCTGTTGCACAGATACTTTGAAGATCTACAGGGCACTGCACACGCACCTAGCCCTTACTATACAGCTGCTGACCCGTACACACGCTGGCACATACGTCAGTTGAATCTCTTGTGTCATGAGTTTGAATCATGGCAACTGAGCAAACGCAAGCTGGAAACTGCTCCAGAATGGATGCGTCCCAGCCAACTCATGTGCTGGTTAAATGCGCCAAGGTTTGAGTTGGACACAGAAGATTATAAGCTGTTTGGCATAGACACTATTAATAGAAGTCTGGGTGGTGTGTATGTGGGTGTTAACAAAGCAGTGGGCAAACATCATTGGGAAGTGTTCTGCGATGAAGGACGTGACAGCAGAATAGGTGAACTGACCACAACTAGTTTGGCCACGCAGACCTTGGCCTGTGCAGACTTTGACATAGAGTGGGCCAACAATCCCGGAGCATACGAGTGGCAACGACGACAGTTAGCAGAGTTTAGAACTTGGTTGACTGCGAACGGATTTGACCCAGACGACAAAAGCCTTACTATAGGACACCCTCAAATAGCACAAGTTGACTTGATTCGCACATTTGGCACAGAAGATTATAGACGGATTTGGGCGCTATTAAATACTAGATTAAATGTGACTGCTGTACGTACCAGTCTGCACCGAGCAGAATACCCGTATCATTGGCGAGATGCAGACTACGCACAACTACAAATAAAGGAACTGAAATGAACTGGATAAAGAACTTGTACAATCGGATACGGCTGGAGATGCGCTATCGCAAGAAGCTGAAAGAACTGCGCAAAAGAGACCCATTTATATACAAATGAAACTGGCGCCCCCGGAATACATCCTAGGCATCAGTGCCGGATTCCACGATGCTGCAGCAGCTGTGATCAGCACACAGGGCGACATAGTATTTGCTGGGCATGCAGAACGCTACAGCAAACGCAAGAACGATGCTGACATACACCCGGCCCTGTTGGCCGAGTTTGACAGTTATCAAATAGATACCATTGCTTACTACGAACGTCCTTGGCTCAAACAGTTGCGTAGACTGAGATCAAGTGAGGGCATAGACTGGAACAGCATAACTACGGGCCAAGTGATCGAACAACAACTGGGTGGGTGGTTACAGCACCCACACCCGCACATACGCAGTTACAGCCATCACCTGAGCCATGCAGCCGCAGGCTTTCAAACCAGCCCGTTTGACCGGGCCACTGTGGTGGTCATTGATGCCATTGGCGAATTTGATACTGCCACTATATATGCTGCTGAGTATGATCGCGCAGGACATGCTGTGTATAAACGGCTATGGGTACAACGCTACCCACGCAGTATAGGCCTATTTTATTCGGCTGTTACGCAACGTATAGGCCTGCACCCCATGGATGAAGAGTACATTACCATGGGCATGGCTGCATATGGTGAACCCTGTTATGTGGATGAATTGGGAGCCTTGTTGGAGGAGAACTTGCACATAGGCATAGACCCTGACTGGTTGCCAGCGGCCAGAAATGCGGATATTGCGGCATCTGCACAAGCGATAACAGAACAACTGATATATACCATTATGCGTCGTGCTAGAGATTTTGGGTGGAGCACAAATCTAGTATATCAAGGCGGTGTTGCATTAAACTGTCTTGCCAATAGAAACTTAGGTGATTATTTTGAAAACGTTTGGATTATGCCTTGCCCTGGTGATAGTGGTAGTAGCATTGGTGCTGCCGCCCTCGCGTATGGAGGTCGCATTAACTGGCACACAGCCTACCTTGGCCAGGCAATCCCTGGTGAGTATCCCGTTGATGCCTGCCTACATAGTTTACAACATGATAGAATCTGCGGTGTCGCTAGCGGTCGGGCAGAGTTTGGACCCAGAGCCCTGGGAAACAGAAGTTTGCTCGCAGACCCCCGCGGACCTGATATAAAGGATCTGGTAAATCAAATCAAACGTAGACAAGCATTTAGACCCTTTGCGCCTGTGGTGTTGGCGGAATATGCAGCAGACTATTTTAACATGCCCGCGGGCTTTGTTGACACCAGTTACATGCAGGCAGTGGGTCGTTGTCTCGGGCCCGACCTGTACCCGGCCATTGTGCATCACGACGGTACCAGCAGAATACAAACAGTAAGTAAAGATGGCTCGGGCATTAGACGATTGCTAGAAGCATGGTACGCAGCAACTGGCTGTCCCATGTTGTTAAATACCAGCTTGAACATACGTGGTGAACCCATGGTAAACGATCGATCAGATGCCGATCGCTTTGAGCAGCTGTACGGTGTACGAGTACACAGCTAATGACTCAGTTTACGCCTATAGTGCCGGGTCGTTTATGGCAGGTATCGGACTTGTTGCCTGCAACTCAAGCAGATGAAATATGTGCCACTGACTGGTGCGCTGTGACCCGTGAATCAAGTAGCGGACAAGAGTCATGGCCACGTCAACAAGTGACATGGTCGGATCCCACAGCAGTGCGTTACAGTGGGTATATCAACAGGTGCTTACCGGAAATAAATCGTGCCCTGGGCACCGAGTTCCAACAGTCACGCGGGCATTTCTGGATAGATCTGCCGGGCTTTACCTGTTTAATGCATACAGATGGGCATTTGCCCACGGCCATGCAGCTGTACTGGACAGTGCCTGGACCCGAGTGGGGCACCGGTTTTTATCATTATAAGACACTAGAGAGTTTGTTGTACCAGTTTGAGAGCAGACCCAACTCAGGCTACATCATGTTGAATCACGCCGACCCGGATGGTAGTCAACCCCTGCAGTGGCATGCCATGTTGAATCCGGTACCAGCGGGTCATATCAGAGTATCAAGTTACTGGTACTTTTCTTAATTACAAGTAGCGTTCTAACCCACCGCGCCTGCGTAGATCCTGAGTACAGCAGCTAATACCACCGTCCCAGAAGTAACTGTGTCGCAGTTCACTTATAATAGGTTCAATACCGTGGCTTCTACAGAAGTCAAACACTGGTTTATTATAAGCTGAGAATATTACGTGACTTTCGTCTAGTACTAGACAGTTGACATCAAATACTGTTTCGGCCACAAAGCCGGTCCACTTGTTTAGATACGTATTGACAAAGTCTGTAAACTCTGGCGTGGGAGTTTGACCCTGTACATACCAAGCCCCGGGCGATTGTTCATATTTAAACTTGCCCACTTCCATAGCAGCCCAGATCGAACTGTCCCACACTTTGCACACTTCCCAACCGGGAAAGTCACCAGCTAGATCCAGGTGCATATCGTGTTTGCTTGACAATATAACCCCGGGTTTTAAGATAGCAAACACAGCATCACCGTGGCCGTCTGTTACAGCTTCGTGTACGCGGTATCTTGAATCTAGTACGTTGTCCACTATCCAAGCAGTCTGTTCGGGACGCAAAAAGTCTGAGTTATCAAAGAACACATCCTCACCCACACGTACTATACACGATGCTGACGCTTGATTTAATATGCAGTCAGGATCCCAAGCCGATCTATGTGGATTAACAACCTGATCCGCAAAGTCTCGACATATTGAATCTAACTCCGGCATAGCTAGTACACGCAATAGTTTATCACCTAACGATATCTGCCAATCCCTCGGAGTTAACGGTGGTAAAGGTGCTCCACCACCTTCGGTTTGATGCCATACAAAGCTGTCTTTACTAGGCAAATCCGGTCTACGCACACGGGCACCATATGTTTCTATAGTACGACTTAATGCATCTAAATCTTCTTCGGTTTCGGCCAAGATCTGCTGTAGTTGAGCTCGTACTTGTGCATTGTCTACAAAGTCAAAATAGTCCGGACTGTATGCACGTCCCACTATGACTTCTTCAAGCGGTTGCCAACTGGTATAACTGCTAATTCCTGTAGTATTATTCATTGTGTAATCTTTCGTATAATGTATTTAAACGCGACCATTTGGAGGCCAAAAATAACTGTTGATTATGCTGTATATCATCCAAGCAGCTGTTATATAATGCGTTAGGCTCGACGAGACTTAATTGCTGTATAGTGTGCATCACAGCTAGATAACGTTCAGTATTATTTGCTATTGTATCGTATGTGGGATCTATTACAGTATCAAAGGTTCTATAGCCCATCGTACGTAATGCTTGTAAGCTATGGGCAGGTGCAAACAACACAAACGGGTGACCATGCTTTAAACACTTAAAGGTCTTTTCGGTTAGGAAAGCACCGCGGCTACCGTCTGCATCAAAGTGAGTTTCTAACACTATACTACACGCTGTTCGATCATAGTGTTGCTGTACGTGTATAGAATGATCATTATGTGCTCGAGCATCTAGATCATCACATGTGTAAGGACCCGCAGCGAGAAACCGTTCTATATCCGCTCTTATCGCCAAGCGATCTAATTCAAAAGGACACTCTTCTACACGATCGCCTATGTCTACGGTGGTATTGTACGACCACACGGCACTGCGCAACAGTCCCTGGCGCTGCAGGTCCGTTAGAACCGTTGCTCGCCACCATTTGTGCGATCTAGACAGTAATAAAAAACTCGACCTCATGGGAACCCCGGTTTTAAGGAATTCTGGCTGTTTTGCCCGTATCGCTTTATTTCTCATATAATATAGTAATTCATGATCACAAAAATAACTAGTGTGTTCTAAACGATCACCGGCTGTGTTTCCGCTTACTAACCTATATACACTACATGCTAAACCGTTTCGCTCACACAGTAGATCTAACCGTTGTTTTATCTTATTAGGGTTATCACCTTCATGATAATAAAATAATATCCGTAAATTAAGGCTCGTATCTGCTAATAAGCATTTAACCTCGGGCGGTAACAGTGAGAAGTAGTCCAGATCAAAGCTGAACCATCCCCACTGTACAGGATACCAGTGTCGAAGCGTTGTATTACTAGCTAGATACTCACTGGTAGCGGTTACGCTATACGGATACGCATGAGTTTCACAGTGTGTAATTAGTTCAAAGGGCACAACGTAGGGCCAATGCTGACCAAACTCACGCCACGCTGGTGTATAAGGTTCAGCGGCATGTACAGCTAGGTTAGGATACGCTCGCCCCTGCTTTATACGATCCGCTACAAATCTGAACATAACTTGTTTAACATCTGTTTAAGTTCCGCTTCCAAAACATCTCTGAATCCACCACGATAGAAATGGTTCCAGTTGTGCTCTACTATAGGTAATATGTCTTGCCAGAGCTGAATTTTGGCGGCGGCGCTTCGCGCTTGGATCTCTAGTAATATCTGGGTCACGGCCTCTATACGTTCGACAGGATCTTCTATTAGATCATACGTTTCATCTATATACGGTGCAAATGTTTCGAATCCGTAGCTTCTCAAGTATCGTAAACTGTGCTGTGGTGCTACTAGAACGAACGGCATTTCTAAGGCAATTGCTTTGAATGTCTTTTCGGTCAGGTGTAGGCGTTGGCCTGCGTATACTGTTTCTGTGGGCACATATATTAAACTATCTGCAGCTTCACGAAAATTAGTTAAATTATAACTGCTCATTATCTGTTCAGTTTCGCCCTCAAAAAGTCTAGGTAACAGTGCGGATTCAAACACTTGCTCTATGTCCGGATATATGTTATTATACTTACTAGCTACCGCACTTATGTCTACATGTTCGTATTGACATGTTCTGGGTGCTGAGATATGGTTTGTTTCTAAGCCGTGTTTGAATACATTATAAAGGAATAATACTCTGTGATCACGTCGGCCCGCTACTATTCTATTGGGACTCATAAAGGTTGTTTTGGGTGTTCTCTGTCTTGCACGAGGTATTAAGTATGTTTGATCATATCCGCGAAACCAGTCCATACAGGCCCAGCCGTGATAAAAATAATAGTGTGCAGTCCAACCGTACTTTCGGCACAATTGTTCCGCATATTCGCCCTGCTCGCTTACAACAACATGTCCGATTGGACTGGGCAATGTTGGCACATCTGTATGTCTCCAAAGATCCAATGTGCGTTCATTCACTGCATCAAACAACGGTTCAAATGCATCCAGGTGTATGGGCTCTTGATCGTGAAAAAACACATAATCGGTTTCTATGACATCATCTCTACCTAGATTAAATAGTGTGTCTGGGCTGGTGCTGCCTGGAGGATCACAAAAAAATACTCTTGTGCCCGGTTTATGTTGTTCAATATACGGCCAGAAAGTATTTGAGTATATTTCGTCTATTCTAATCATTTAATGTTTGATATATTTTATTCGGGTCGCAAGCCCAACTTATTTGCACATGAGCAACCAGCTCGTGATATTGAGCATGCAAAAAAACTAAGTCGTACTAGGTCGTTTTGGTGGATAAACTATTTAACGGATTACACAGGCTTTGACTTTTTATTTGAACCTGTTCCTTGGCAAGCAGAATATCGTCATGCATGGCCCAGTCAATGGCAAAAAGATTCTGGAACATATTTAATTCCCTGCAACGGATATACCGAAACCAACTATCGCACTGATCATCGATTGACTAGAATCGCTTGCAAAGATAATTGGCACAACACAGTCGACGATTGGGATTATAGTTGGCATCCGGATTACTCAGAACCTGCTTTAATATATCAGTTTGGCACACAACATCAAAAAACCGGTGGTCCAATATATCGAGTGCCTGGTGCCATAGAAATAAAATATATAAGAACACCGCATTATAATAAAACTGCTCGGGATACGAATTGGTTTGTTCCAGCAAATGTAGATAATGACAGTTTTGATTATACTTGGCATCCAGATAGTACAGATCCGCCTTATAATTATCAGTTTGGCACACAACATCAACGCACAGGTGGTCCTGAATATCGTATAGCCAATGCAACAGAAATAAAATATGTGGATCAAATACGGATACGAACTCAACGTACTGCACAACACGTATATATAATTGATCATTTAGATCTTAATATTAAAAATACTCAAGTGCAAATTGAAACAAACTCAGATATCAATACAACCATTGTACGTTATTTTGACAATTATCTAGATACTCTACGTAGAATTGCTCGTAATGCAGATAAAGCCGGGCATGAATTTGTTTGGATTTGTTCCAGCATTTGCGATTACGATAAATTTGACTTTAGTTGGCATCCTGAGCAATGGCAAGCAGGCATGTTACACGTATTTGCCAGTGATAATATCAAGTTTGGCGATACTTTTTTTATGCATGTGCCCACATTTGCGTACCGTGCAGACTCAATAGAATTATTAGATTGGTATGACGTCAATTATATTGGACCAGCAGTGCCACGTAGACCCGTACCTATTATACAACACAATTGCGACACACAAGTCGAAGCAGTGCAAAATAATAATTGGGCCGGGCCCTTGAGTATTTTCACCACGCAAAATAATATCGTAATAAAAGATATTCCTGCTGTAAGTTTGTGGAGAGAAAAGACCAAAACTATAGTGCCATTGAGTGCAGGTGCCAGCACTGTTATTGTGCCGCGAACTTGTGTGCCTTATATTAAAAAGCAATTATATGATTATCCTTATATTGATCGTACACAGCGTCACATGTTAGCAGATACCTTGTTAGATATAGTGTTTATAGATAACGGCGAACCAAATGCTGACGATAACTATCTATACTTAAAATGGGCTGCAGAGCGGACCAATAATATTAAAATACATCGTAGCACAGGCGTTACGGGTCGTGTAGCTGCCTATCGGGCAGCCGCACAATTAAGTACAACACCTTGGTTTTTTGCTGTGTTTGCTAAGTTAGAAGTTAGTTCTACTTTCGACTGGGCATGGCAACCAGATAGGCTTCAAGAGCCCAAGCATTATATCTTTCACGCATATAATCCTGTTAACGGATTAGAATATGGGCATCAGGCCATGATTGCCTACAATAAAAAATTAGTGTTAGAAAACACTGCGCCGGGCCTAGACTTTACACTAGATAGCGCACACGAAGTAGTTCCTATAGTATCTGGTATAGCAAACTATCATTACAGTAAGTGGGTAGCTTGGCGCACTGCATTTCGAGAAGTTATTAAACTTAAACACAGTTTACCTGATGTGGAGAACGAATACAGACTCACACGTTGGCTAACACCAGCGAACACAGTGGAAAATAGCGAGTATAGCGTGTGGGGAGCAGAAGATGCTGTGGAATATTACGATAGTGTCGCAGGAGACTTTACTGAATTAAAGAAAAGCTATGACTGGGCTTGGTTGGCTAGTTATGCTTTGTTAAAGCGGAATCTAATACCGAATCAATAACGTATTCTACTTCTAAGTCAGTTAATTCAGGATATAAGGGTAAACTTAATACTCTGCGACTTAAACTACTGGCAACACTTAATATATCTGGTCCGGTATAATCTGCGTAAGCAGGTAACTCGTGTAACGGTTGTTTATAATGTACACGAGTTTCAATGCCTTTTATATTTAAATTTTGCGATAATATATCTCGACTATCTGTATCAATAACAAATTTATGATAGCAGTGAGTTTCAAAATTATTATTATCAATTAAACTTCTAATACCTGAGTTCTTTAAACGACCCATCCAATATAATGCAATGCTTTTACGTCGAGCTTGCCAAGCGTCAATGTATCGTGTTTTGATTAACATCTGAGCCGATTCTGTTTCACTCATTCTACTATTTGTTCCTATGTTAGTATGAGCAGGCTTTCCATTGTTTGTCCACTCTCTAGCAAACTCCAACAGGTCCATGTCATCAGTCACAACAGCACCGCCATTACCGTAGGCATTTAAGTTTTTCATAGGATCAAAGCTGACAGCAGTGGCATTGCCTATTCTATTCGAGTTGTTGCTTAACCAATGTTGAGCACCATCTTCTATGATTAAATCTGTGCCCCAGAAACGATCAGCATTTACCGCGGCACCATATAATCCAACCAACACAGTGGCCTGTACACTTAGGTCGTGTGGTATCTTGTTTTTGTTTAATAGTCCATGTGTGTCGGTATCAGCAATATATACCGTCCAGCCTGCACGAATAAATGCATTGGCTGTGGCCACATAGGTCATTGCGGGTACAACTACTCTGGGTGGATTTGTACTACTTTGTCCACGATAAAATTCGGCTATTATTTCTAAGGCTTGACTGCCTGAATGACAAGTTATAGCATATTTGCTATGATTCTTTCGAGCCAGCCAGTTTTCAAACTCTAATGTATAATTGCCCGCCATGAGTTGTCCAGAACGTAATACTTCATCTGTGACATCTAATATCTCTGTGCGTAACGTGTTATACTGTTTTTTGAGACCAGTAAACGGAATTTTTAAGCCATTCATAATACCTTTGGAAACCTTCTTCAACATCAATTTTGGGATCGTATCCAAGAATAACTCTAGCACGATCAATATCTAATGCACCTCGACTAGGAAAGTCTGCATCTTTATCTCTAACTTCAACAGTACCTTTGCCTACAATTCGAACAATCATTTCTGCGGCCTCTAACAGAGTCACTGAATGTGATTTTGTAATATTATATATACGATTGGCACTCATGATACGTGTGGTAGCCGATACAATACCGTCAGCGGCATCCTCCACGTAAGTAAAGTCCAGTGTTTCTTCTGCACCATTTACCTTGAGAGTTTCACCACGCATGGCAGCTAACATAAACTTGGCAACAACTCTATCTTCAACATCAAGCGGGCCGTATACAGCACTGGGACGAATAACGATGTAGTCAAAGGCACCGCGTCGATGATAATCTTTAACCAGGTGTTCTCCAGCAAGTTTCATAATACCATACTGTCCAATTGGATTACACTCGCTGTCTTCGGTGACTTGATCTTCAAAGTCGCCGTATACCATTGAGCTACTAATATAAACGACACGTTCTACTCGGTGTGCCTTAGCACTTTCTAGAACATTAATTAAGCCTTCCATCATAACTTGCGCACCCCATGCAGGATTGGCGTTGACTACTTTCTGTCTAGGAAAACTGGCCATGTGTATAACAACATCGGGTTTATGCTCACGCACGACCCAGTTAATGCCGTCGCGATCAGCAATATCAATGCGATAAATTCTATCTGTGGCGATCTTTTTACGACGCTCTGCTAGCAAGTAGTCAAGTTCATCTTGCGGAATGATGCCATAGTTGGTTTGTGTATCCACAATAACAACTTCGTGTTCTTTTGCTTCTAACTTGGCAGTTACATTGTGTCCGATAAGTCCTAGTCCACCTGTTATAAGTATTTTCATTTTCCCCACTTTAGTAAGTATTCGGTTGCCAATTGATCTTCTATTTCGCCGTAGACAATGATTTTATGTCCCCAATTATGATCATCGGGTCGTACAATGTATCTTGGGTCAGAACAATGCTTCATTACCCATTGGCCCTGGTCTGTTTGTTGCCACTCATATAACGGTTGTGCGGCATAGAGTTCTGGATCTTCTACATCACCCATACTAAAAGAATGGAAGTTGATTTTCTGCATACTGTTATTATAACAGGTCAGCAGTTATTTTACAAGAAATTCAGAGACCATTGGGAAGATAGTTTCCAATGCCGTAGCACAAGCATGTGCAACTTGTCTATGTTCTTTTTGTGTTTCTGGGCCATTACGCAATTCAATATAGTGTAACCAGCTACGAAGTGTGCCTTGCATATATAGCCTACTCACAGTAAGCCCTTCTGGTAGCACAGCCCTAGCTTGTTCCTTGGCAATTCCGTTAGTAATAGCCCAATCGTAAGCATGTTCGGCATCCTGTATCAGTTGCTCTTGCTTGACCTTCCACTGCTCGATTAAGTTTTGTTCTTTAACAGTCAGTCCGCTGAGTGCAATACTATTCTGTCTATTTTTAGTATCTTGCAATCTGGTTTCTTTGAGTTCCCAACCCAAGTCTGCTACAGCGTAACGCTGACTAAACTCCTGAAAACTAAAGCTACGATGACGCAAGATTTGTCTTGCAATATCGCGAGTGGTTTCAATTTCTAAACAGGCACTTACCATTTCTAATGGGCTCCAGTGCCGGTGCTTAATGAGATAGCGAATGAGCTTTTCGCTGGTGTCTGTATTGGTTTGGTTAGCTGGATTGCTAACTCTAGCGCAGAACGCAACCAACTCTTGGGCATTCACTATGCCCTGGGCTGCTAATTCTGCGCTAGGTTGGCTCGACGAAACTAGTGTGACTTTCAAATTTTTCCTAACAGTTTGTCGGTTTCGGGTTGTACAAGATTTGCTACAGCAGAGACGTCTACCACAAAGTCTACATCACGAATTTCGTGATCACGTTCACTGAAAAATCTAGTGAGCATTTGTTCAACTTCTGCCAGGTCCAGCCCTTGCTTTAACAAGGTATGAACGTTGATAGTTTTTTGTTTACCACCTGCAAGTTTAATTACAACTTTCTTGATACATTCTAAGGGAACATCAGTTTTGTTTACGTCAGCAAGAATGTGTTCCCATTGGGTTAAGAAATCATCCGTGTGTTGCATCTGCCGCCACAGTCTTGGGTTTGTTAGGACCACGGCCGCGACGTTTAGGCGCTTCCGCAACTGGAGCATCAGATTGTACATTTGGTGCTACGGCTCGAGCTGACACTGTAGGATCCATACGTTCTGCATCTTTCTTCATTCTAGCAGCCTCAGCTACCATATTTCTGGCATTGACTTCCATGGCCTTGGCCTGTGCCAACATGTTGGCGGCAATGTCACGATCACTTAGGGCACCGTCTTGTCCAGCTGTCAATGTTGGAGGCACAACCATGCCTGGATTTGCGGCAGCAACTTGCTGTGCCTTGTAAGCAGCTTCGGCAGCACGTTTAACGTCTGGAGCAACCATACCACGGCTAGCATCATTCTCGGCCATCTTCTTGATAGCAGCTTCGCCCTGCTTCATTTCGTTCAGCATTTTGTTAAGTTCATCCAACCGAATCTTAGCATCTGGGGTTGGAGTTACAATGATATCACTAGTGCGAAGTTTCTTAATCATGCGCTCTTGGTGCAGTGTTTCTAACACAGGACGACCATCTGGCAAGTAACTACGATGTAACGCATCAGCAAGCTCTTCGCTTTGTTGTGCCACGTCGCTTTCTAATGCCTTCTGGATTGAGTCCTGCCAGTGTGCATGTAATGTATCTGGATAGATGACCAAGCACATGTGATCTTCACCTGGAACCTGACGGAACAGGATACAGACTTTACGGTCTCCGTGTTTACCTACGTGTTTCATAAATGCCATGTTATTCTCCTTGAGTTTCGCCGGCTTCAGCGTTTGATGCTTCTTGGGCTTTCGCCTGAGCTATTACTGCTTCTAAAAATACAGTGAGTTTGTCATAGACCACTCCTACCTGTGTAAGTTCTGCACCACGGAATGCACCGCGTGTGCTGGCAAGATCAATGATATTTTTAATTGTGTCAAGATCTGCAATTGTGATTTGTGTATTGTCCATATAGATATTTACGACTAATATAGGTACTTAATTTATTTTTCGAACAAAAAACACCCCATTTAGGGGTGTTTCGGCTAAACTGATTGACAGTTATCTACGGTTTAAGTAGTAGTTGGCAAAGGCAATAGCCCAAAAAACTAGTGCCGCATCAAAATCACCTTGACTAAATTTTTCTGCTCCAGCGGCAACCAGAATACCAATTACGAACCAACTAATTTCTGTAACATTTTTTTGATACCATGATCTGAATCGATTCATTCTTCTATTCCTATCTCTAAATCCTGACTTACCATATCTACCATGCTGCTATAACAAGTTGGGCAAAATGCCACAGGCAAGATACCAAAGTATCCTAGTACACCACCTTCATCTTCGGTAAACTTACAAGCACATACATTACATTTATGATCCGTACCCACGTGCTCGAATCCTTTAATCATTAGTGTTTACTTTCCTCTTCGTAGTAAGCATATTGACCAAATGGTGGAACAATGCTGGTAGTACCGTGCATGATAAACACCGTGTCGCAATACTGCTCGTCACCCCACGAACCATTTGGGTAACCGTCTGTGAACATGATATGACGCTTGGGTTCGATTTCGTTAGCCTTAAAGTATTCAAATACGCAATCAAAGTCTGTACCACCACCACCCATAATTTCGTAGCCAGTGATATCATCCAAGTTCTCTGAATCAAACTGTTGCGGATTGTAAACCTGTGTATCAAAGCTCAGTACATGGATGCGATAGTTAGGAAATTGTTCCATGATACCTGCCACTTCACTTAGGAAATCTTTAAGCATTCGAGCACCCATTGATCCTGACGCATCGATACTGACAGCAATATCAATCATTGGATCCAACTTCATACCTGGCATAACGGCATCCATGTGCCAGCCTCTACGGCTATTACGCATCCAAGTATAGTCACTCTTGATAGTGCTTTCTAATTGCATACGCAACAACTCACGCCAGTTCATCTTGGGTGCAGTCATATCTTCAATGATACGTTTAACTCCTGCTGGCAAGTTACCTGCGCCATCACTGGCCGCTGCGGCCGCTAGCACAGCTTCTTTGATCTCATCTTTGATCTTTTGACGCTCTTCTGCACTCAATTTGGGACGACCCTTGCCACCTTTTTTGCCCTGCTCACCCTCTTCATCGCCGTCACCGTCTTGACCTTCACCATCCAAATGCTCGTCTAGCATCTTGTCAATCAAACTGCCAATGTCAATTTTTTCAGCGTTTTCGTACAAGATGTCATAGATCTCTTCTGAGCTCATGCCTTCGTACTTGTGATCATACAGGCAAGGAACGGTAGTGATAAATTCGCCTACACGATGTTTCTTCAAGTCACCGTTGACACAGAAGTCATTAGCAATGTTAAACAATTGCGGATCACGATCACCACGACGACCAAAGTGATCATACACACAATGAAGGACCTCGTGTCCAAACAAGAACTCGATCTCTTTGGGTTTAAGCATGTCTACGAAACGACTATTGTAGTAAAAATTACGCCCGTCTGTTGCGGCAGTAGGGCACCATTCGTCGGCATTGACCAACTTGAGACGAGTGGCCAAGTTGCCAAAGAAGCTGGCACGGAGTAATAGGCCCACACGGGCAGTGATCAATTTTTCACGAATTTCACGATCCAATTTGGCGTCTGTAGGGCCACACAGGTCCTTGAACTTGTCGGATTCTTTTTTATTTGCTGTAGTGGCTGTGCTCATACGTGTCCTAATTATTAACTATACAACTATTATACTACGAATGGAATTTACGGTCAACCATTAATTATTTAGGTATTTAAGCACAAAAAACGTATGTTGAGCTTCGTTATAGAAGTCCAGATGCACTTGATCTTCATAATGATAACGATGATTCCATCCTTCGGATTTCATTACTGCCCATTCGGATTCATCGTGTGGTACAAGCCCTTTATGATGACGTATAGTAAACCCTAGTTCACGTTTCATACGCCAGCTTACCAACATGGTAGCACGGCCGTGTTCTTGTAACAAGCTATGATGTAGTTCTTCGAACTCACGTACACTATGAAATATGATTAGATTCTTTTTAACGGTGATCTTCATGCAAATTTTAATCTAAACATTACGGCATCTTGTTCTCGATGAAACCAATAACAATCAGGTTGAGTTCCTTCTCCAAGAGTTATACTAATGGCCATATCTTGAAAGTCTTTCCACCAATCTTCATTCCATGCTCCTACATTGGCCAAACACCAAGGCTCACATTCGGAGTAGTGAGTGTAGGTTTTTACAGGAATAGCTAATCTGGGATTACGGTCAATCATTTTATCGATCAAACTTTAACAGGAATACAGTGTATTTCTTTTCATCAACGACAATGTAATCTAAACTAACGTCCTCGCCATCAAATGCAAGTTTGACGCCATAATATTCTTTAACATAGTCGTAGAATGTTAAAAACCCTTGCCCAACAAGTACAGCACGGGCAAGTTCATCATATTCATTCTTGACTCGTTGTAAGCGTAAGAAGTGTGTGGTATCACCGCCTATAATGGTATCTAACCTAGCGGCTGTGCTTGAATAGTATTCGTCCTTACTCACCTGTCCACCACTTGATTGTTTTGGCTTTGAGTTTAACTAGTGTGAATTCGTGTGGATCTACTCGACGATGGCCGTGCCACTTAGGATACACCTGATATACACCGTTGCGATTCTCTAACCATACTCGGCTGCTGCGAGCCACAAAGTCATCGTGTGTTTTAAAACACATTTTACCATTATCCGC